ACGTGCTGAGCTTTACAGCAATTGGACAGGAATACAGCTTTGAACGTGAAATCACAGTGGCTAATGCTACAGGCTCAGCTAAAGGCAAGGTGCGACCATTCACTTATGATGTGCCACCAGCTCCTGTGTATGACATTCCAGAGTTTGAGGGAGGTGTAGTTCCAAATGACCCACCTGTGTTGGATAAACCAGAGCTGAATATTGATGATATTGAGCAAACACCCCCAGCACCAATTCATGAGCTTCCTGAGTGGCAAGGTGGAACTACACCGTTAGACCCTCCTACAGTAGACAAACCAGAATGGAATGGTGGAGTAGTACCGAATGACCCTCCTGTGCTAGACCTTCCTGAAATCAACATTGATGATGTACCGGTATTGCCACCAGCTCCTGTACATGAGTTACCAGAGCTTGATGTGCCTGATGTACCGACGGAAGAGCCTAAAACACCTCCAACACAAGAGGAATTGCCTCCTGCTAGTGCTGAGGTTAAATCACAGGACAAGAAGGCATTGCCTAAGACAGGCTCAAAAGAAGATGGTATTTTAGTTAATATTGCTTTTGGTATCATCTTTGTTCTAGCATGTATCAAGGCTTATTTCAGCAAGAAAGGATAATAAATGGCTAAAGAATGGAAATATCTGTATATTCAAAAGTCATGTGTAAAGTTCTTTGCTATGAAAGACTATGTAGAGCTCAGCCTACCTAACATGGAAAGAGCCACAGTAGCCTATGTGCCTAGAAAGCTTATAAAGAGCGTATATGACGCTGGTAACGGATATTTCCTAAAGCTATCCTACCTAGATGAAATGTACTTTAGAGGCTCTGAGGCTGTAGGAAGCTACTACCAAGAGGTATTGCTGAGAATGTCTACTGTGAAGAATAGCTTAATACACATGCATAACCATGTGGCAGAATGTATCAGCCTTGCTAAAGAGGCAGAAGAAAGACGAGGAATGAGATAATGAAGAAATTTATGGCTTGGGTGATAGGAACGGTAATCACTTTACTGTTCTGTGTACCTGCTAGTTTTGCAATGTATATCGCTATGGGAAGCTTGCTTGCTCCTGAGCTGGTTAAAGTAGGTCCTGTGATTGGAGTTATCAGCTTCTTTTCAGCAGTAGTATTCTATTTTGCAGGAGCTATGATGGGCACAGGTGCTTACAATACATATCTAGGAAGGTAAGGTAAAATAGTGAAATTTTTAGATTTATTTGCAGGTATTGGCGGTTTCCGTCTTGGTATGGAGGCTGCTGGACATGAATGTATTGGATTTTGTGAAATTGATAAATTTGCAATAGCTAGCTACAAAACTATACATAACACAGAAGGAGAAATAGAGTTACATGATATTACAAAAGTCACAAATGAAGAAGTCAGAGCAATCGGACGAGTTGACGTTATCTGCGGAGGATTTCCGTGTCAAGCTTTCAGCATTGCTGGAGAAAGACGAGGATTTGAAGACACAAGAGGAACTTTGTTCTTTGAAATTGCAAGGTTTGCAAGTATTCTCAAACCTAAGTATCTTTTCCTTGAGAATGTCAAAGGACTCCTCAACCATGACAAAGGAAACACCTTCAAAACAATCCTCAGAGCGCTTGATGAATTGGGGTATGATGTCGAATGGCAAGTGCTTAACAGCAAAAATTTCGGAGTCCCTCAAAATCGGGAGCGTGTGTTCATTATCGGACATCTTAGAGGAACGAGTACCAATGGAATATTTCCTTTCACAGGAGAAAGTTCAAAACATGATAGTGAACAGCTACAAATAGATATAGTAGGGAATACTAAAAATCCGAAGGGCACTTCTCATGGAACAGGTAGTGTAGTTTATAGCACTAAGGGTCTAATTGGCACTTTGTGTGCTAGGGACTATAAAGAGCCCAAACAAATATTAGATGAAACTATTCTTAGAAGATTAACTCCTAATGAGTATTGGAGACTACAAGGTTTTCCGGATTGGGCGTTTATTAAAGCACAAAAAGTCAATTCAAATACTCAACTATACAAACAAGCTGGTAATAGTGTAACTGTAAATGTTATTGAGGCTATAGCAAAGAGGATTTAGCATGAAGAAAAGAGACTTAATGGTACTGGCTAAACGGCTATCACAAGTAGAGCTCTTTTCCCTAGATATTGAAACCACAGGGCTAGATAGGTACAGGGACAAGATAGTCTCTGTGCAAATCAGCTATGACTTTAACGGGAAGGAATATGACCATTTCATCTGGTGGGAACAGTACACTAAAGAGGAGTGGAAAGCCTTCCTGAAATCCATAGCTAAGCTGAACATGGTCACTCATAATGGTAAGTTTGATATTCTGTTTCTATATGTTCACACAGGAGTATTCATGGAACTTTACATGGATACACAGGTGCTGGCTCATGTATCAGGTGAAGTGGAGCTTGGTTTGAAGCCTCTTGTGGTAAAATACTTTGGCGATGATTATGATGTGAGCAAGGAAATCAAAGTCTCTGGTAAGCGAGACAGCCTGACTACACTCAAAGGATTTATCACAAAATATTTCACAGGAGTAGAACTTGTCATGGAGCAGACTACTGAGGAAAATGCCAAGGCTTTCTTGTCAGGACTAAAAACCAAGTCACAGAAGAACGCCTGTGACCTGATTGATAATGAGGACGGGACGTTTGATGTAACCAGAAAATGGATACACAAAGACCGAACAGCCATGAATAAACTAGCTCAGCAGGTCTATGAAGAACTTGAAGGGGATATACTTATCACTGGAATGTCCGTAGAAGCCACTGACAGGCTCTGTAAGGCATTTGAAAGTCTTGATAGCGTAATTGTACTAGAGACGCTAAAAGACGTGACACAGGAGCTTATAGAGGCTAATAACAAGAAGCTAGTTGTCTATGGGAAGAAGGACACACGATATACGCTTAAGCTAGTTCCTATATTCAAGAAAATCATCACAAAGTACAAGATGATTAAGGTCTATAAGCATGAAATGAGAGCCTACAAGGCTTACTCTATCATTGAGAAGCAGGGAATTTACCTAGACCCTGAAAGACACAAGGTAAGTGAACAGCTAAAGGCTGAATACACAGAGTACCTTGAAGAGCTCAATGAGGTGGCTGAAATCAACTGGAACTCTACACAGCAGGTAGCTAAGGTCTTATTTGGTAAGAAGGGTGCTCCTGTGATTGTAGATGGTAAGGAGGTCGGAAAGTCATTAGGACTGAAACCGGTTAAGAAGAGCTCATCAGGAAACCCTAGTACAGATGATGAAACCCTTGTGGAGCTATCCGCTGTGAGTGAGGTAGCTAAAAACCTGAGAGAGTATAAGAGATTAACTAAGCTGGACACATTTATCAAGTCATGGGACGAGATAGCTGTGGACGGTCAAATTCACCCTAGCTTTAATATCACAGCTAGGACAGGAAGGACAACCTGCTCAAACCCGAACCTTAAAAATGCTGGGGGCTCGTTAAACCTTGTGAAAACGGTGGACGCTGAGATTGCCAATACCGTGTCAAGCCTCATAGAGGAAGATGTAACGACTAAGAAATGCCTAGGGCAGAGTAACACGAGCGCAAGGATTGGTTATTTAACCAATATGATATAGTCTGAACTTACAGGAAATGAACTGTAAGAACTAGAGGATAAAGAGCCTCTAGGGTAACAGGGATTGTCAGCAAGTCCCACAAAATAGTAATGTGCGTGGAATTATCTATGCTAGACCGGGGTATGTAACACAGGAATTTGATTACTCACAGTTAGAGCTACGCATAGCCGCAGAATTTTCGGGAGATAAGAATATGATACATGCTTACCAATCAGGAAGCGATTTACATACAAAGACACAAGAGCTGATGTTTGGAAACCTTGAAGGACTAGACCATGATGAGCTTAAGAGAAAACGTACTCAGGCTAAGTCATGTTTCAGTGGGGATACTGAAATCTTGACAGACAAAGGGTTTGTGCCATTCAATATGTATGATGGGGTGACTAAGGTAGCTCAGTATAATATTGAGTCCCAAGAAATTAGTTACACAGAGCCGTTAGACTTTAGAATGATACCTAACCAGAAAATTTGTGTGTTTGAGAATGAGAACACCTCATTGAAATTAACACCAAATCATGAGTGTATTATTCAGGTTCAGAACGGAAGAAAGTACATGAGGAAGCTTCCATTTGAAGAGCTTGCAGGTCATGGGCAAGCTAAATATGCTTGGGTAAATGCAGGTTACTATAACTATGACAAGGAAAAGTTCATAGAGGATAAACTAACAAGGTTTGTTGCTTGCTTTGTCGCAGATGGAAGCTATAGTTCCTCAAAGAACGCTATCAAATTTGGCTTTACAAAGAAGCGCAAGATTGATAGGTTTAGATGGATACTAAAAGAGCTAGGAGTGTCCTGTGAACCTAAAATACAAGGTAAATTAAAGATAAGCTACTTTACACTAAGTGACTTTAAACTACTAAACCTTGTGAAGAGATACTGTACCGAAGATAAAACTCTCCGTGAGCCCTCTCTTACTGAGCTAAATCCTCTTGTGTACCTTGAGGAAGCAGGTCATTGGGACGGTCATACAAACAAGTTTAACCTAATTAGAGTATCCTCTACAAATAAGGAGACTTTAGATAAAATGCAGATAATGGCTATACAATCTGGAGTCCGTGCAAGGCTTATTCTAAGAAATGAAGCTTATGATAATGTAAGTACCACTTGGGAATTATCCTATAACCTTGCTAAAAAGCCCTTAAGTAGGTTTGAGAGTAAGGATATTGACACACGAACTCATCATAATGCAAATTATAATGTCTACTGTGTGACTGTTCCTGAACATAATATTGTAATCCGTCATAACGGAAAAGTATCAATACAGGGAAACTGCAATTTCGGGTTTATCTATGGTATGCAAGCTAAGTCATTCCGGGATTACGCAAAGGGATATGGGTTAGATTTGTCACAAGAAGAGGCAGAAGATTTCCGTAACAAATTTTTTGAAGCTTACCCTACCTTACCTACATGGCATAAGAAGAATATTAACTTTGCTCAAAGTTATGGCTATGTAGAGTCTCCTATAGGACGTAAACGTTTCTTAAGAGATATTTGGTCTGATGATTGGGTGAAACGCTCCTCTGCTGAAAGGCAAGCCCTCAACTCAGCTGTGCAAGGGTTTGGAAGCGACCTGTGTACCTCCGCTATGGCAGATGTTGTGTACTCAGATGAACTTGACCATTCAAAGTGTAGAGTGCTTGGGACTGTTCATGACGCAATACTTGTAGAAACTAAAGAGGACTATTCAGAAGAAGCCTCTAAGATAATAAAAGGTATTATGGAAAACCCTTCAATACTGAAAGGAATAAAGATGGAAGTGCCTCTTGTAGCAGACGTGGAAATCGGCAAGGGCTGGGGTCTTCACTAAGGAGGAATAATGATAGAAGAATACTGTAATAAATGGGGAATACTCCCTGAGTGCCTACACATTGTAGAATGTCTGGAAGGCAATGAGCACTACACCTATGCCGGAGGGAATGTTCACTCAGCCAAGGAAGGTGACTATATTGTTGTCTCAGATGACCTGCTTACCTTCTCTGTGCGTAAGGTTACTGATGTGTTCCAGAATAAAGAGGTAGTGAAGGCTATCCTAAATGGTGACCCTGATATATACCCTATTGTGCAAAATGTATCAAGCGGTGTTAAGTGCCTGCTTAGAACAGCTGACAAAGTAGCTGACAATGATAGACTTAACACCATGCTAAAGGAGCGCTTAGGAGTTACCCTTACTGAGGTAAACAAAGCTCTAAAGGAGTTCAAGCATGATAATCTGGGATAAGAACTGCTACACAGAGCAAGAATACCGTGATATTAAGAAGCAAAATCGCAAGGCTTTCTTACTAGACCCTGAGGGCTACTGTGAAAAGCAGAAGGAATTTAACCCCAAGTATGTATTAGTCACAGACAAGAATACCTACTACATGGATAACTGGGTTAAAGGCACAGGGTATATTAAGCGTGAGCTAGGAGATAATGTAGGACGATATTGGTCAGCCATGGAGGTGTTTAACCTCAAACATGCCTTACCTAAGAACTATGTCTCACTGAAATTCTCAGTAGATGTAGGGGATAATATCCTTGTAAGATATATCTCACACACCTGTATGTTTGAGTGTATGATTAGGGAGACTACCCTGAACTATAAAATCTACTACGGCGATAAAAAGGAAATTGAGGAGGTGGTACTTTAATGCCTAAGACAAGTATAAAAATGCAAATTGAGCTTCCTAAGGAGCTTTCAGACAACTTACTGACTATCTCAGGGTATTTAGGGATTAAGCGTAACGAGGTAATCGCTGACGCTTTACGTGAATACTCAGAGCGTGTCACACCTAATGCACAGGAATATGAGCGCAAGCTCTCAGAATACAAAGAAATGCTACAAAAAGAGCTGTTCGGAGTAGAAGCTCCTGTGAAAGATGTTGACGTAATCGAGTCAGATGAAGACGATTATGACGAAGATGATAAAGATGTAGAAAACTTTATGAAGGAGCTTGGACTTAAATGACAGTAAACAAAGATAGCTCAGTAGGTATCACAGAAGACCTGATTACAAATATCATGAACCTCTGTGCCTCTGAGTACCACATGAATATCCTTGTAAGGAAATATGAGGATAAGCTTTCATTCTGGTATGCAGATAACGCTAAGGAAGACCAAGATGAGATTATGAAAGTAGATGAGGCTCTGAGAGAGACTGAGCTTCTCTTGAAGGAAACCACAGAAAACCGACGTAAGGCAATGAAGCTACTAAAGGAGCAGGCTAATGAGGAAGGTAACCCTGATATGTGGTGTCTTCTAAAGCACATGTTCACAGCAGTTATTACCTCCTTTGAGGTATGGCAGGTAGACCTATCTAACCTGAAAGCCAAGTATGGATTTATTGAGCAATCACGAGCAATGAATAAGGTACTGGCAATGTTCCTAGGCTTCCCTGTGACACCATGCTCAGCCTGTCTTACAGACCAGCTAGAACAGGAAGGGAAGTAGCAATGGCAATAGGAGATATTCTTGATTTAATGAGTCCTTATGCTCAGTGTGAGATTGCCTACTATCGGAATGATGACACTGTAGTGCCTTACTGTTACCGCTTTGATGGCTTTACAACACAACACACAAAGGAGTTTAAGTTACTTGACAAGACTATCCCTGTGAAAAAGATTACTACAAGAAACCATGTAATCATGCTGATTGTAACACAGGAGGAGTTAATTGGTAGTTGAGATTGTAACAAACCCTTATTACTTATCAACAAAGAATACACGAATAAATGTACTGGCACAGGTGAGAGAGTTTAAGAAGACTCTGGAGAGCTATGGTGTTGGATATAAAGTAGTGGAGCTTGATGATGAGCACAAGGAGTTCCTATTTGATATTATGGACGAGGATTACTATAAATTAGTAAGGTTTAAAGGACCTATGCCTGACTCATTTGAGCAACTACTTGAAGAGCCTAAGTTTATGAGAAATGCTTTTGTAATTGATAAAGCTAAGCTCAAAATAGGCTTTGTAAACTCAGAAGAAGACCCATACAGCATGTCTGTATTTAAGCCTCGTTCTATGAGGAATATAACTAGAATGGATAATTTATCCACAGCATATTACGAAAGAGGAATATCATGAACAGATATAGTATTTCACGGGTAAACACTTACCTAGAAAATCCATGGAAGCACTGGTGCAAGTATATTGCAAAATATAAGCCAAAAGAAGGTAAAATCAACACTGTGTATATGGACCGTGGAACAGTCATGCACCGTGTGATGGAGTTAGTTGCTACAGGCACAGACAGCAAGGAAGCACTTAAGCAAGCCTCAGCTGTAGACTTTGCACAGGAAAGTATTGATGGAGGTATTAGAGCCTCTGAGCGCTACTTTGAGCACTTTGGCTTTGAAGGACTGTTCAAGACTACTGAGGTTGAAAAAGAGATTACTCTTGATATTTCAGAGGAAGTCGGTCTTGGCACAGAGGTAGGATTTATCGGCTATGTGGACGCAGTTCGGACTAATGAAGATGGCTCTGTGACCTTGGTTGATTATAAGACATATAGCACTAAGCCAGCTCAGGATAAAATGGTATTATCATTACAGGCTAATATGTATATGTATGTCATGACTAAGCTAGGCTACAATGTACGAAACTTTGTGTTTGAGTGTATCAATCCTAAGGAGAAGTTAGTAGGTAGAGCCTACAAGTACCTTGCTATTGATATGCCTTACCGTGAGGCTCTGTGTGATGAGTTTTTTGGACAGTTCTGTATGTTGGTACGCATGATTGAACAAAATCCTGATTTCAAAATGTATAAGTATGGAGACTACATGCCTGACATCTATGATGAGCTGTTTAAGGTATGGCAAGGAATTGTCACAGAGGACTTTGATACCTTTGTAGCTGAGAACTTTTTGGAGGAAGATTGATATGTGGAGAGAACTTCTTACAGGTATCATGGGAGTATTGTTAATCTTAGCTTGTACACTCGTAGTTGGCTCAGGGATACTCTTACTACTGATTTATGTGAAGACACCACTACAACTACTATTTGTGGGACTAGGACTGGTTGTGTTTTCACTAGGAGTTATTGGAATTTTAGTGAGGGACTAATATGTGGAAATACTTGTTTGCCGTAGCCCTAGGCTTTGTAATCGGGGCACTAGCTTACTCATACCATATTCAAGAGCACACAGTGCCTATTGAAGAGGTTGAGCAACGCTATATCACAAAAGATGATGGAGCTGACTTAGCTAAGAAAGCTTACTTTGAAGGAAGAAAAGACCAGCAGGAAGAAGACCTAGAGCTTCGTTCAGCGGTTCGGGAGGCTAAAGATGGAGGAAATTAGAAATCCTCAGCGTTACACACAGAAGGGCAATAAAATGGAGTGCTGGGACTTCTGGCTACATTATGGGTTAAATCCTCTTATTGCTTCAGCTGTGAAATATGTATGGCGCTATAAAGATAAGAATGGGAAGCATGACCTTGAGAAAGCTCTTGTGTTCCTGCACAAAGCTAGGGAAGAGGCTGATAGAGTATATTACTCTGTGTCTTGTGCAAAATTCCCTGAGTTTGAGGAGTATAAGGCTATGACCTATCCTCAGTATTTGATTATTGCTAATTCTGTACTCACAACTGAGGCAGAAAGTTACCTATTGGGTATTGATAACATGATTACCCTGATTAACAAATTGATTGGAGATGAGTATGACATTTATTAAGAAAAACATTAACACTATTATTAACATTGCTTTGGTTATTGCCCTTGGGTTTTCATTCCTGTATACACAGAGTGTTGAGGCTAAGTTCACTAAGCTAAAGAAAGACACAGAAGCCCGTGTGACTAAGATTACAAAAGCTACTGAAAACTATGGTAAGAAGCTAGATGAAGCCCTTGAGGCTAACAACAAGGTGAATAAGAGCCTAGATGAGCTGATTGCTTCCTTGAAGGCTAAATATGTGGATAACAAGGAGGGACAATAATGGAATACATTATTATCGGAGTAATGTTCCTTGTAATGCTGTTGATGTTCTTCTGTGACATTGGTAAGTACAGTGGCTATCCTAAGGAGTCCCTAATCCGTGTACGCTATAAGGACACAAAATACTCCTTTGGGACACAGGCGGTCAATGGGGACTGTGTTGATATGTATGTCCCTCAGGATATTGAGTATAAGGCAGGAGATACTGTTAAGGTTGATTTTGGGGTAGCAATGGAGCTACCTGTGGGCTTTGAAGCCCATGTATATCCACGCTCAAGTACATTCAAGAACACAGGGTTGTTACTGACTAACTCTGTGGGTATCATTGATAACGACTATAATGGTGATGATGATACTTGGGGGGCTATGTTCTATGCCACACGTGATGGGAAGCTTGAAGCAGGACAACGTGTGTGTCAGTTCCGTATCTTTAGAAATCAGCCTGACCTCATTTTCTTACCAGTAAAACACTTAGGTAATGAGAATAGAGGTGGATATGGCTCGACGGGTAAATAGGAAGTTGCCATGGGTGAAATTCCGTGATACTGAAATGGCTTATGGAAGCAGGCTCACCCTCAGGGCTTTCTACAGGTATAATAAAGGGCGTAATAAGATATATGTCTATAAGAAAGACGGATACACGCCTGAATTTATCATTAATAACACAGGGCACATTAACTATGATTGGGGAAGAAGTAACCTAAGAGAGTATGGTTCAAGTACCATTTTACAATTTTATGTAAAAAATGATGAATTTTTTGTAAAAATTTAGCAAAAAGGTATTGACTTACTCCACCCCCTGTGATACACTATACTAGAACTAAACAAAAAGGAGATATTGCAATGAAACTTAAATCATTGACAAAGGTGAAACTTCACCAGCTGACAATTCTTTACGGCCGGCCTTCGAGTGGGAAGAGCCATGTGATTAACTCACTTCCGGGCAAGACACTTATCATTGATACTGACCGTGGATTAGCCTCTGTGAACCCTGATGAGCGCTATGATGTAGCTGAGTGTTACAACTGGGAAGATGTTCTTGAAGCATTTGCAATCGCTAAAACAGGTGATTATGACAGTATTGCTGTTGACCACTTTACAAATGTCCAAGAGTTGTGCTACAAGTACATTATGGAAAAACATAATGTAAATCAAATGCAAATCCAGCACTATGGAGAAGCTTCTCCACTACTTAAGAGTCTTGTTGACCAGTTGGTAGGCATGAGCTATGATGGTAAGAATGTCCTTGTGATTACACAGGAAATGAGCATTAACGTGGAAGAAGATGAGGGCTCTGATGTCCCTAAAGTAATCTGCCCTAACTTGTCTCCAGCACTACGGAGCTACCTACAAGCTTCTGCTCGTATTATTGCTCACACACAGAAGGAAAACAAGAAAGTCTTTGAAAATGGCAAACGCTCCATTGAGGAAGTTTACATTGCTCAGGTAGCAGGTAACCCTATCTTGACTACCAAGGTTACACGCAAACCTGGAATTGAAATTCCTAACAAGATTAAGAACCCTACATGGGCTAAGCTCACAAAACTTATCACAGGAGAGACCACTAAGAAGCCTGCTAAGGCTAAAGAGGAAGAAGCCTCTGTGAAAGAAGAAAAACCAAAACGCAAACGTGCTACTAAGAAATCAGAAGAACAATAAGAAATAGGAGATATTTACAATGGCAAAAATTAAATTTACAGCAGAAAAGAGCGAAGGACTCTCATTCACTTACACAGAAGGTACATTTACAGTAGTTATCCAAGCCTTTGAATGGGTAGAGCCCTCAGTACAAGGCAAGAAGCCTTACTACAAGGTAACATTCCGTGGAGACTTTGGTACTGATACTAAGACTTACGGCTTCCGTATGTTTGATACAGCATTTGGACGTGCTGACCTTTATGACCTTGCTGAGGCTGTAGGACTTGACCCTAAAGGTGAAATGGATACAGAGGACTTTATTGACCGCTATGTGAACATTACCCTTGAAGAAGGTGAGCCTTACAATGACAAGCCTCAATGGGACGTTGTAGCGATTGAACCTGCTGGTGACGTTGAAGGTGATGAAGACGATTACGCAGATGAAGATGACGAAGATGATGAGTGGGACGACTAATCCCAACTACGATACATTTATCGAGGAAGTCAATTCATGGTTAGAGAGAGGTAAGGACTCATTTGAGGGAGCACTTAGCCTTACTGATAGTAAGGTTACGCTTAACCCTAGAGAGTTCCCACCTCTCTTTTATCTAAAGGAAAATGTTCAGCGGATACTACATCTACTTGATGTATATAAAAATGCTGATACATTTGACAAGTTACTTACTGTGTTCATAAACATATACGTCAAGGACTATGATACTATAATGGAGTACAGCCTTCCAGGAGGTTTCTACACCATTGAGGAGGCTTACACACTGGTGCAGAACCTTAGGAATGGAAGTAGGGAAAGCTACTTTGAATTTTCTCTAGGGGCGTTCATGTCAACTATACCCTACCTAGCTGTGGATAAGAGGGTAGGATATTACAGCTTAATCAAAGCTATCAAACCTATCACAAGGTACTCTGGTAGGCACATAGAGCTTGCTAACATGCTATATCTAATGCCTGAGTGTAAGGTATCCATGAGGCTAAGTCCTAACAGGAAGGAACAATTATTCAGGGTGTATGATGTGTATGGAAGGCTAGAGCACAGGAGTGAATTGACAACCTATATATCTAATATTGACTTTAGATGGTGGTGTTACCAAAATAGGAGGGTGTATCCTCCTGTGGTTGGTGACTACAAGAAACTTACTATGAAGAAAGAGGATTTTATAATTCCTGAGAGGGTAAAAAATGAGAACATTAACCTCCTATACGATAAAACATATAGATGAAATGGGAGACTGTTATCTTGAAGAAACAGTGGAGTCTATCCAAGCTAGAAATGAACGGCTTCGTGAATGGGCAGGAGGCTATCCTTACTCAACTGTTAAGACAGGAGACATCACTGTGCTTAGTAAAATAAATGGGGAAGAGGTATGGTTCTATGTCAACAAAGATATTTGATGAAGCCTATGACAAAGAAATATTCGAGTTAAATCGAAATATTCCTGACAGAGTAATTGCAGAAGATGGTACTCTCTATGACACAGAGGGTAATGAGATTTCCCTTGATGAGGCTGTCAAACGTTATGTTGCCCTTGAGCGTGAGGTGAAGATACTCGCCGCTGTGAAGTCCACTAAGAGCAAGCTTCGCAATGAGTTTAACCTAAAGCGTAAGAAGGTCCTTCGTAAAGAGCAGGACATGTACTACCGTATCATTGCTGATTTGCAGGAGACAAAGAAGCTCTCTAAGGCTGTAGGACTGGCTAGAAACACACTTACCACACGCCATGGTAAACGCAGGAGAAAGCCTACTGTGAAGGAAGCCAAGGCAAGGCTCATGAAGGCTCTTAAGGAGTATGAACGTGCAAAGGACCGTGCACGGGAAGAGCGACAGAGAAAAAGACAACAAAAAAAGACCAATTAAGGTCTTTTTATTTTTAGCAGTTACAGTCCTTCTTAGGTACTTCCGGTGTCTTCAAGCAGTCTGGAAGCCCTGTGCCTGCAATAGGGTGATACTCAACCTTGATATTATGCACACGGAATGTTCCTGATGAGGTATTGTTTTGAATAACCTCTATCACGATATTTTGTCCCTTAGGTAGCACAATGGTGTCTGAACAAGGCATAGCTCCATCAGTGAGCCCTGTCATTTGCCAGTGGATACCACGTTGCTTAACCATATCAGACTCATCACCGGGCCAACCTTCGCCACTTGTGCGGACTACAAAGGTCATGGTATTATCCACAGCAGGGTTGAGCTCATTACCATCAGCACACCAGCGGATATAGCAATGCATGTCTTGGTCAAACGTACCACGCTTACCATCATCAATACCTCCCTGTGTGTCCCAGCCATATTCTGAGTCTTTATAGAGGTTGATAGCATACCGTGTCATGATAGGTTTGTAGAAGTTCTGGCCCTCTACCCCTGTGTGTCGGTAATACTTAGTTTCATAGCCCTGATTACCCTGAGCTTTCAGGTACTCTGTGATACATTGGAGTAAGTCCCAAATAGCACAGATGTTCTGAATAACATGCTCGAACTGACAAGCAATCTTTTGAAAAGCACGTTTAAAAAAATTCTTATCATAGCAGTCCTGATTTTGGGTTGCACAGGCGTATCTTCCGATACCCTCATTATTCTCTTTCCGCAGAGCGTCACAGTCTGCTGGATAAATATCCTCACAGGCGCAACCCTCATACCAGCACTTATCTTTGTATTCTTCTTTGTATGAAGCCATTATCTTCCTACCTTTCCTTGAGCTATCCATTTGTTATCTAGGTAGATACGGTTAGCTCCAAATCCTTCTGTCTTAGCCTTGCTCTGGTCTATGGTTGAGTTAGGAGGTACTTTCCAAGCTCCACCAGCATATACCTTCATGTCCTTGTTTAGTGTAGTGAATGAGGTAAACTGACCCCCTGTTGTCTGTCTGATAGCCCAAGGCTTAATCAACACAGCTGGTGAAATAATAATCTCAGATGGTATAGACCAATTTAAGAATATCTCAGAGGACTTATCTCCTGAAAACCAACTGTGGACGAATTTAACTACTCCCATTGAGGAGTTAGTGGTGTATAGGTTAAGCTCCACAGCTTTGTTAAATGGTCTATTGACATTCTCATTAAATCCTCCTGTGATAGGGAACTGTTTCTCAATCACAAGCTGGTCAAGGGCTGTAAACTTCATTCTAGCGTCAGTACCAGAAGGGTTCACAGGGAGAACCTCATACTTAGCATTACCTACATAAATTTGTAGGTTGTTAATGATGATTTTGTCTCCCTTGTACCCAAAGGTCGGAATAACTTGGAATTGAACTTCCCCTTTACCTACTACAAATTCTCCAGCTCTTTCCTCCCACACAGCGGAAGCATTGTCCCAGCCTGTACGGACTTTAAACTCAGAGGCGTTTGTACTCTCTAACTTAAACTTTGTGTTAGCTTTAGCCCATGTTAGGGCTTCTTCCTTTGTGTTGAATGTTGGCATTACTCTACTCCTCCTGCAAGGTCACCAGCGTTGAGTGTGTTAGATGTTAGGATAGCTCTGTTTCCGTTAGGAGTTCCCCCAAACACGTTGATATTACCTGTAGCAATATGGCGGTCAGCTTTAAGGCTACCTGTGAGAATATCAGTACCAGTAACTTCCCAAGCACCTGAGTCTTTAAGGTCTTGCAAGAGCTTCTTCACAGCTGTCTCTAGGCTATTATACTTAGTTTGTAAGGACCTGAGCTCTGAACGGTCTGCTTTAGAGGCTAAATCACCAAATGTAACTAGGTCATTAGTATTCAAAGAGAAGGTTGTTCCATTGAGGCTTAACCCATTTCCTGCATAATACTTAGTATCGTTGTCAGCTCTACCCTCTAGGGCAGTAACCTTGGTACTCAGTCCTTGCACAGTAGTATTAAGTCTGTTAATACCTTCTGTGACATCTGTATTGCTTGGTACATCAAGAGAGCTTGCTCCCCAAGAACGAGGTCCTGTGCCTTCATAGAAACACACACCAGCAATCTGTAGTACAGTATTACTTGGTACGCTACGATTCATTCGTCCTAAGAGTACCTTAGGAGTAAATGGAGCTGTATCATATACTTGGAAGCTAATAGTGTAAAGAGCCCAATTAGCATTTACCCTCACAGTGACATCACCATCAATGTTAGTATTCATTCCTCCTGTGGAGCTATACACAATGGATACTTTTGAAGGTGAGTATAGGTGATTACCGAAAGTAATCTCACTGGTTGCCTTAGCAAAGAAGCTTACTGTGTACCATGTTCCCGGATTAAGAGGATAGCCTAGCTGAGCATTGAAGGTATCAGCTGTACCAGCTCCTGTGCCTCTGTTTTTCTCGCTGATAGCTAGTCCTAGGTAGTTATCCTTAGGAGCTCCGTAAGTGTTAGCAGAGCCGTCTCTAGTGCCCTTAATGAGGTTATCAGCACCTACTAGTAGTGTACCAGAAGGCTCTGGAATACTGTCAGTTACAGGCTTAGTAGTCAGTGTCAGATAAGTAAATCGCACAGGGAAGGTCTTTAGGTCAATACCGTCAATACGAACATTCAGGGCATTTACTTTCAGGTCCTTTTCAGCAAGCGTCCATGTGTAGGTAATCTCATTACCTTTAGCCTGCATAGATTGTTTACCTGCAAGCCAGCCTACATACCAGTTAGTCGGATTAGCCATGTCATAGGCTTCTAAAGCAAGCTGAGCAGTAGCAGGGATAGCTGATGAGGTATTCACATCAAACTTAGCCTTAATATACAGCTTATCACCTACAGAGAAACCTAGCTCTCCTAGTGACTTCTTATCTGTGAGATGGTATAGTGGAGCTGAATAATAGCCTGAACCTTCACCACGCTTACCTACCCAGCCGTTACCATGGTACTTGTTGATATAGTTCACAAGAGGAACTTCAACAGCCTTGGTTTCTAAAGCAGGGATTTTATCAATGTTAGCCTTCACAGTAGGGTCAAGTTTAACTTCCCAATCCTTAGTGGCTGTCTGAGTACTAACAATACCCTCTTTACCGATAACTGACACAGTGGCTGTACCTTTAGGAGACTTAAGCTCACCAATCTGGCGCTCAACGTTCTCTAGTCGCTCATTGGTAGGTACTTTTGTGCTGTCTAGTGACACAGTGTAGTCATTATTAGTCTTAGCTACCAGAATACCGTTACCGGGATTCACAGTAGTGATAGTGTCTCTATCCTGTGTGACTACAGCTGAGATAGTCCCATCTGGTGAGATAGTGATACCTTGACCAGCTTTATAGACCTTCCCATCTCCGCCTGAGCCTGAACCATTGAGCTTAATCATGGCGTCTCTAGCACGGTTTAAAATCCATACATTCTCAGCACTATCCATATAAGCATGGTTGCGGTCAGCATAGAACGGGTCAGGCTTCTCAGATTTGACAATAAGCCAAGTACCTTCATCAGGAAGGCAATCTTGGCAATAGTCTTTTCCATCATTACATTCACACTCATAGCATTTGTTACAAGTCATTAGTTCGTTTCCTTTCCTCCTGTGCTGTAGTAGTTCACACAGGTTCTAATCATACCCTTACCAAGCAGGCTATCTGTACCCTCTGTGAACTCAGAGGTGGTCTGCTTATTAGGTATCAGGGTGTACCCCTTACTATTATACCATATTGTATCTGGTGTAGGAGCACAGAAAGTGCTCTTTTCATGAACAGCTGGTGCAATAGGCTTATTAGTTGTGGTATCAATAAAGGTAGTCACTGTGATATAGTCAAGCCCTTTAGCCTTAGCAATCATAGCCTCTTTACCTACAGGAGGGCACACAGAGCAGGCTGTCTTACACTCTTTAAGAGGTGCTAGGGTACATAAACCACAAGTAAGTTCATTCAGGAAGCCTGTGCTCTCATGAATGTTAATGTAGTTAGGTGTAGGAGGTAGTTCTTTCAGCTTAGCCTGATAAGGGACTACTGGCATTGAACTTATCACAGGAGCTGTATTCAGGTTAAATCCTGATACATTCTTCTTGTAGCTTCCTACACTAAATGCGATAGTGTCAGTGAACACTCCCCATATAATAGATTGAGGACCTTCCCCAAGAGGATTTCTTGTGTAGTTACTTAGTCTACCATTCTGTGCTGTTACATAAGAGCCATTGATAGGCACAGTGTAACCAGTATCAACTGAGAAGTAAGTACCCTGACCTGACTCAGCACCAAACGGTTGCAGGTTCAGTATAGCTGTTTCTTTATAGGTAGGCTTAACTTCCTTACCGTCAGCAGTAAAGAAACGTACCTCTACAATAAGCTCAGAGCTATACTGCTCATTACTACCCTCTGTGTGGATAGTGATTTGCTTATATGGATTTGTAGGTATTCCAATAATCACACCCTTCTTAGGGTGCTCAGTTGACACAAGAGTAATTCTCATCTTGATAGACGAAATCTCTTTCCCTGCTAAAATAGTAGTTGCATTTGCAAAGTCTACCGTCATTTCCTCACGCTCTTTTAAATAGGTATAGACCAGTTCATTTGAGGTAAAGGTAGTAACATCAGGAATAGGATTGACACTTGTAGGCTCTTTAGTATCAGAGCTTAGCTTACGTCCTCTAATTGTCTTAGCCATAACAGCGTTAGGAGACATTTGGAGGTACTGACTAGCCACTGCCTGAGGGAAACCTTCCTTGGTCAAGTTAGCCTGTAAGATAGAGATACGACTTGTGTATTCTTGCTGGTCTTGTTGGTACTTAACAAGTGCGCCCTTGTTATATTCATTCACAAAGGAAGCTTGCTCATTGTACTCACGTTTCAGCTTATTGTTATAAGCAATAGCGTCAGACACAGTAGAGTTGGAAGCTGTAACCAACTTATTGGCATTTCTTGTGAGTTCATTAATTCTTCCACACAGAGCCTCGTTAGCTTTATTAAGCTCTTCAAGGTTCTTTTTGTTTGCCTTAATACGGTCATTTAAAATATCAGTCAGCCCTAGTGTGTGGCACAGGACATTGATAAAGTTGTTGACAAACATAAATACATTACTAAAGCCCTTAGAGCTAAGCTCCTTCATGTCACAGGGCATACCTGTTTCAAACATAGGAGCTATGGGCTCTAGTAGGTCTTTGTGCAAGTCCTTTACCTTTTGACAGGTGTCATCACAGGTCTTGCCTATATCTATGCATTTAGGTTTGCAACCATTATCACACTGACATTCCTTAAACCTGCATTTCATACAAGTTACGCAGTCTGCCATTAAAGCTCCTCCTCTGGTAGTGCTTCAAGAGTGGCTACAAGTCCCTCAAAAGAGCTGTCAGCTACCACAATCTTAGTTGTGGCATACTGGTTATAAAGCTCAAGAATTTTATTCATCTGAGCTTGCAGGTCTTTCATTCCCTGAACCATTTTCTCTTGCTTCTGATTGATACATTTGTTATTTTCATCAATAACTTTAGTACGTGAGTAGATACAGCAAATATTCTTAATAATCCAGCATAATTGCAATATCATATTCTTATAGACACAGGAGATACCCCTGAATAGCCTGCCTAAGAACTTAGGAATATCACAGGCTAGTAGGGACTCATTCCGCTGTGCCATTAGTTTAATCTTATTATCATTTAGGTCATGTAAAGCGTTACATGCGTCTCTTCCCGGAGTGATAGTAGGGCAATCACACAAGGCATACTTTCTTGCCTGACATATGAAGTGCCCACACTTATCTCCACAGGAACTACATTCCTTAACAGTCAAATTCTTTCACCTCACAGCTTCCACAATCAATCTCTACCTTAGGAATATCTGGCACAGGAGGAATATCAATAGGGATTAGGTTATCCCTTGTGAAGTTCACCTCTAGCTGCCCATAGGTAGGGTCATAAAGCCAAGTATCACGAGTAGAAAGTACGTGCACAGAGCCTCCAGTAGAGCCTGTGGTCTGTAGTGGTACTGTTCTATTATACTCAATTCTACGGTTAGGGCTTTCATTAAACGAACGGAATGGGTCATAGGCTTTATAGTAAACCTGATTGCCTGCTCCGTCAAACACAGCCATGGTAGCTGTAGAAGCCCCTGTCATAGCGCCTGTAGGCTCATATCTCACAGAGGTGATAGTAACAGCCTTTAGGAAAGCCTCTACATATCCTGTGGTTGTATTAAGCCTGAACTCACGCTCTACAGTACCATTAATGCTACCGTTACCAATTACAGCTCCCCCTACCATGTTCCACTCAATGGTAAAGTTAGTACCTGAGGTAGATACTCTTGTGTAAGTACCTGAGCCTGCTTGTGAGCCTCTAGGAAACATGTTCATTCGGACTGTCTGGTTGGCAATCTCAATAGACTTCTTCTGTGCGTCATCTCTAAGCTTCTGAATGAGCCTATTTCGCACGTTATTACCTATGTCATAGTTATTCTTAGCTATCTTAGCTAAACGCTCACAGGAAGCCTGCTGTGCGTTCTGAATACACATTTGCTCCTTACGTAGATGGTCCGTTTGCTCACGTAAGCACTGAAACTCTTCTCCTACATGGCAGAGCTGATTGATAATGTTCTTAGTAACACACCAGAGTCCATAGGTTGAGCGTCTGATAACATTAGGCAGGTTCACTACGTACTTATTCCTAAGCTCATGTACCCCAGCACGTTGGAAACGCTCCTGTGCAATAGCCTTAAGGTCTTCACAGACATCAGGTCCCCTACCGATATTCTCACATTCCTCACACTCATTACACTTCTTACAAGGACGCTTAGGTCTTGGTCTAAGAGGTCTAGGAGTAGGAGGCACAGGAGGTTCTCCCGGTTTGTCAGGCTTGTCAACCCTAGGAGGCTCTTGTGGAGGATTATTGGGTAAACTAGGCACAGGGAGCTGAGGCTCTAGCACTGGTCTAGGAGGCTCTTTAGGCTCTTCTGGCTTAGGTGGGATTGGGATATGTGGTACTTGGACATCAAGACGGTCCATAGTAAAGTTCACATTCAAACTACCTGAGGTAGGCTCTGCAATCCATGAGTCATAAGTAGAGAAGATAACTACCTGACCATCAGGCTGACCTGTTTGATAGATAGGAGTCTGACGCTCCATAACCACACGTCGGTTTGGTGTATCTGAAAAGCTCTGATAAGGGTCATAGCTTCGTGACCAGATAGGCTGACCTTGGTGATTATTAATTGTAAACACAGCTCCGGCAGAAGCCCAAGTGTCATTAGGGTTCATCTGATATTGCACAGACTGGATAGTGTAGGCTACAATGTAAGCCTCAATCCTATCTTCCCGTCTCACAAATCGGTACTCTACATTACCACGGACAGTACCAGTACCTACGATACGCCCTGTGTTTACCATGCGCCATTGTACTTCAAAGTTGTTACCGTTTGAGCTTACATGAGTATAAGCACCTCCAGCTGTACTAGAGCCATAGGTGAATACATTCATGCGTGTAGTACGTTGCACACGGTCTAGCGCTTGCTGTAGTGCCTCGTTCTCAAGCCTACGTCTACGCTCAGGGTCAACAGCCTCATCATATTCACGCTTCTTCTGACGATAGACAACAATGTCCTTATCATACTGAGCCTTATCAGCTGTGTACTTGTCTTGCTTAGCCTGATTACGCTTGGTACGCTCAGCGTTTTCTGCTTCAATACGGGTAATCTCAGCCTGAATAGCATTACGCTCCTTAGTATAAGAAGCTAGTTTTTTATCATATTCAGATTTGTTAATTAGGTAGGTTTCATATTTCTCAATGAGCTCTTTGTAACGTGCCAAGGCATTGTTATAAGCAAGTAGCTTACGCTCGTACTCAGCCTTTTCCTCAGGAGTAATACCTCCGTTGTAGTTACACTTCTCATCAATCCATTTACACAGGTCTACCTTATATGCTTCAAGTAATTGCTCACTTTGGGCTAGTTCCTGCTCAGTCCACTTTTCTCCATTCTCTTTAGGAGGACACATAGGGTCTGGAAATACACAGGGTAGATTTTTATTGGACATAACTCCTCCTACTAAAAAGAAGAGGAAACATTTACATATTCCCTCCTCAACCCCTAGGGTCTATTCCTTAGGCTCACCTGCAATAACTTCGGTAAGGCTCTTGTTAGCGTCTTCGATAGCTTTTGCGATAGCCTCTTGCGTCACATCATCAGACTTCTGTGCGTTAATGAAACGGTCAAAGTCTCCGTCTGGTAGGTTGAGGTGCACATGCTTAGCATTTTGAAGCTCACCTACAGTTTTAATGTCTCCAATTCCCCAAACAATTCCGTTAGTAATAGCAAGGTAGCCTTGCTTACCTGAATTGCTTCGGATTACATAGTTTGTCATTTCGTCTTCCTCTTCTTCAAATTGGTTGTTTGCAATATCATCACTAAGAATAGCAATGTTTTTATCTAAGCCACCAGCAATACCTGTACTAGTGAACTGCCACCAGCGGATACCTTCCATAGTAGGGTACACTTCCCACACAGGAGTAGGTGTTACCTCGTAGTTAGGGTACGCTGCAATCCACAGGGAGTTAGGGTATTTAGCCAAGATGGCTTTATAGTTTACGTTTGCTAAAGTATATGGCTTGTATGAGTAATAGATAGGCTGATAGCCCTTACCAGCACATGCGTCCATGAAGGCTAAGATAGCCTGTGTATTGGCTTCCATGTCTCCACTAGCATTATCCTCATAGTCACAGACCAGATAGTTCACAGGCTTGCTAGGTAGGTTACTCAGGAAGAAATTAGCTTCTGCAAGAGCTTGTCCTACATCACCTCCAAAGCGCGCAAAGTGGTAATAACCAACTGGCACAGAGGTATCTGCCTGAGCTTGTCTAACGTCTGACAAGTAGGTAGTGTGCTCACTTACCTTAATGATTGTCTTGTTAGTACCTGCTTGCTGTGTAATAGCTGTGAGGTCTGCTGATTGGTATGCTGATACATCTAAGAAGTATTCGTCCTTCTTAAGTCCCGGAGCTCCATTTACGAAGCCTCGTCCACTAGCTGAACTTGTTTGCTGAGCCTGTGTAGCCTGAGCGGTAATGCCTGGTTTAAGACGGAAGGCTGTATCATATGTAGCTTCATAAGGAAGTCTAGTGAGAGAGAACTCTCCTCCTCTATCAAGACTACTATTAGGTCCTTGGTTTTGTCCTAGGAATGTTCCATACACACCATCAATATCGCTGTCAAACACAGCAACGTGTGAATAAGGAGTCCAAGGGTGCTCCTTGAAGATTACAAGGTCACCGGGCTCTAGCATGGTTACTTCCTCAAAGTAGTTTAAGATACCATTTGAATGGCGTTGTTCCCACAGGTCTTTCACAAAACCTGACACAGTGCAGTTAGCATAAGGGATACCGTTCTCTATACAGAACTGTGCATAGCCGTCCCAGCACTGAAAAAGAAACCAACCATCAATATCGAACCCATTACCAAGTACCCTATTCTTAAAGTCTTGGTAACTAATCGCCATTACTGTTCTCCTTGTTTTGTTTCTGTTTCTTCCTGATTTTTCGCATAGTTATTACTTGAGATACCAAGAACCACACCTGCAAACACAGTGATAGCGGAAATAGTACCGATAGCAACAGATGGGTCAAATTTATAGATACCTCCTAGCGCAGTTAGCAACGTAATAAACGCTGGGATAACTACTGTGATAATGCGTTTAGCAATGTCATATTGTTTATTCGTTAGGTTCATTTACTTCTTCCTCTTTCTTATAGTAAAGTCTTTCATCTAGCTCATGAATGTAGTGATTTCCATTAAGAGCATAGTATGATGTGATAATTTCACGAGTTAAGTGGTACTTTTGTTCCCAAGAGAACTCAGTTGAGTTATAGATTTGAAGGTATTCATTTCTAAGGGCTGAGCGCTTATTGCTTCTAGCCATTTCCTCTTGAGCCTCTTGATGAGCTTCTGCCTCTTTTGTCTTCTGTGTTAGCTTAGTCACAAGGAAGGTACATAACGTTGTGATTACTAGAGTCACAGAGGTTATCACTTCCTGTCTACTAAGGATATTGTCAATCCATTGGTTATGCATTTGTTACCCCTTAGGTCTGATTTCTAACTTAAGATATTTTATTCCAACACGTACTTTTGAAATATCAAGTATATTAGTAGTTAAAGGTGTATCTTGAAGAACAACACCCTCCCAGACAACCTCATAACCATCTTCTCTAAGTTTTGTCTCTCTGGAAGTAGTGGTTTGACCTAATGCTCCCCCATCTTTATCTAGGAAATAAGTAATATTGATAGAAGTCTTATCAATACTAGGACGGATACTATCCCCCATAATATGAATTTCCTGAGTAGAACCAGGGTCATGGTTAATAATAGTGATAGCTACAGCGTCTTCTTCCCATGAATAGAAACAAGTGGATAAGTCAAATTGAGTCTGAGCAAATAACTTAAAAAAGTTATTGTTATTATCAACTCCACCACCAGAAGCTGGGAGAACAACTTCACTTTGTTGTCCGTTCTCTACAAGCTTTAACTTATTACCAGTAAGAGTCAGCCCATAGGTCTTACCCTCACCACCTACTTGTGCTCCATCTTGAAAACATTCACCTACATATACATTTACAACTTTATCTGACATAATTTACTCCTCAATCAATCTTTCCAAATTCTACAATAGCTGTTTTATTATCAACTGACTCATAAGACACAGTGAATGTACCATCTGAGTTAAGCTGAGTAAACTGACCTCCGCCAGCTTTCACATGAGTGTACCCATTTGCCTGAATAAAGTCTTTATAGAGATTACCCGGCTGGTCATCACTACGTGTGAACTGTTTAGTGTCAATCACAAGAGGATTAGCCATTGGTGTATCACTCTTGAAGTGCACAGGGTGTTCATTATGCCCTGCCTTTTCTTGCACATAAGCACGGATAGTGCCATCTGTGTAATACTCAGGTAATGCGTTCTGCTTAGGTTCTTTTCCACAGTTGAGAACTACTTTAATATTATCCCCACACCCTCCTGAATTAGCAGGGCAAGTAGCCTTGGGGATAGGCTTGTAACCTGTGTATGTGTTATATACAACTCCACACAGCTGGTCTTCTTTTGCTAGCTTATACGCCATGTTTCCTCCTTAAATCCAACGTGAGCGTCGGTCAGTTGCTTTGTTTCCTGTCTTAAGCGGTGGTAGCTTAGGTTTTGGTATTGAACTGCTTGGTATAGTAGGTTTGGTAGTATTTGGTGCGGTAGGCAAAGGCTCACCTTCCTTAATGTGTCCCATCACTTCATCAAGCTGAGGCTTCATTCCATTGTAGATACTACTCATTTGAGCTATATAAGCTCCTAGACCGACAGCAGCGTAATCATACTTAGCCACAGGTCTGAATAGTCCTCTTGTGAAGCTTTCAATATCATATTTGTTGTTTGCGTGATATAATGCGTCTGCTCCTCCGATACGGTCTGAAATGAGGTTACAGTGGTCTTCAAAGTAATCCTTGAGACTTGCAAACTTCATGTAGTAACCACCTTCTGCCCGTGGAGCTCCTTGTGATACTACTACACCAGACTCACGCTGAGGGTTTCCAGTCCATGTAAGACCACCCCAGTTATTCTCAGGACCTGCATAGGTAGCTCCAGGAGATTGTCCCCAGTTAGTTTCCAGATAGGTCTGACAGATAAATCCGGGAAGCCAAATGCCATACTTGGCACAGGCGGAAGCCATTGCACTTATCTTATCCTTGGCAAGTACATATCCTCCATAGGAGATGTCCCCACCGTCATAGTTAGCAGTACCCGAAGGTAAATCATTAGTCACAGAGGCGTCTTTCTTAGTTGTTACCACTACGTCAAGGTCTTCTCTGCGTTTGGCACAGGATTTACGGATATAACCTGCTGAGCCGTCCCAGCGGTCAATCTTAATCCAGTCCCCATCTTCAAGCCCTGTGTACTTGGAACATTGGAAAGTCTTTTCAATAAACTCACCATCTTTTTCCTTTAGTACCTCAGTCTCATCACAGGTGACCTCCCAGAATTGGTAGGTTCTGGATTTTGTCTTTGTGGTATCATTACCAGAAATAGTTCCCGGCTGATTGTTAGAAGACTGTCCTCCTGCTGAGTACCCTTCTTGGTTATAAAACCTTACAATGTGTGTAGGGTTCAACGGTAACAAGTTAAAAGTATGCTCAGTGACTCCACTCCATGCAGGGTGATTTTGGTCTATACAGGTAGCGCTTGTTTGGTCACCATGACCGTAAAAGGCTACATGTCCTGCTGAGTTATAAGCCACAGGTCCGAAGATAATCATATCCCCGGTTTCTAGCTGACCGTCATAGGTCTTAACAAGGGCTAGTCTGTAAAGCTGGGGGTTATCATATACGATAGTGGCGGCGACTGGACCTACAAGCCTAGTTCCAAAGAAGCTGGCAACGTAGTTAGCGAGGTCATAGCAGTTGTGGTGTAGAAGATTATCAGCAAAATAACTTCTATCACCTGACACCTCTAGCACATATACAGTATCCTCAGAATAAGTATCCTCAAGGGAAATAAACCTAACACAGGGGGCTTTTGTCTTATCTATAACAAGTAACCAGCCAGTGCCTTTTCTTGTAAGATAAGCGTACCAACCTGTGATATGACACATGCGCTGGAGATTTAGTAGCTCAACTTTATCATCACTGTATATGTGATTGTTAAGAGCGTCTAGCTTATCCTTATCTGGCTCACCAGTTAAGTCTGTAACAAGCTTTTCTCCAAATACTAGGTTTCTAGCTTCCTTAAATCCACCAGATAACAGGAACACCTTGTGGTCTTCTGTAACAGTAAATTTACCTTGAGTAGTATTCATGGTGAATACTTTTTTGCTCTTAGGTTTATTGCTCAGTACAGTATTCCCAGTGGATAACCTGTCACCCTTCTGTAGATTTTTAACAGAAGTATAAGAGCCATCATATAGTCTCACATAGTGGTCTGACGTAAGGCACTGATATAGCCCTCCCGGACCTCCTCCGCCTCCGTCAAAGTCGTAGTGGTCTCCTAGCTTATCCTTACATATATCGTAGCAATTCCTAACCATAATTATACACCATTATTGTCTTTCAGTAAACTTTCACACAAAGTAAAAAGTTCAGTAGTCGGGAAGTATAAATAGCCATATTCAGCTATTGAATAGTCATCAACAGGACAATAAATAACATTGTTATTATTGCATATACTTATGGCTACTGACTTTTTAACATCATAATTCAAGAAGGCTAAGCTGTCATAGCAACCCTTCTCTAAAATATGTCCTGCTAAAAATAAATCCCTATCTTCTATAAGACTCAGCATTAGCTTCTGGATAGTAGTCCTGATTAGGTATAGGTATTCTAGTCTACTCAAAGACAACCTCCATCATCATAAGTACCTGCTGTACTCTCTTCTCTTCCCTGTATATCTCACTCTTTAGCTTCATGTTATCAATCACAGCGGTATAGTCCTGTGGGTGAGCCTCTAGGTGCTGTTCCACCTTAAATTGCTTAACCCTTAGCCGGTCTAACCTCTCTGTGTAATGTTTGTGTTTATTATATAAATCCTTAAAATCGTACATATTAGTTTATGTGACTAAATTTCAAATAAAGGCGCAATGTCACTGTTGCGTCTCCTAGTGCTTTCACAGAGAATATCTTTTCTCCGGGGCTATACAAAGCTTCTCTCTGTTTATCATTGAGATACCATGCAACTTTCATCAGGTCATAGCCTTCCATGGGATTACCATTAGGAAAGATACCTTCTCCGCCTTTAGCGTCTGCAATCCAGTTACACTTCCATATAGCCTTTAGGAAAGGTGTCAGGTCAATCGTCTCACTGTGTCCTGTAGTTGCATTATGAGCAAACACTTCTAAGTGGACATCAGACATAGGGCGAACACCCTCTTGTTCCTGCTCTGAATTGTCTCCTTTGTTATTTGTAACAATAACCTTAAGAAACCAGCGCTGAAATCTATCTAAATCCCCTGACACAGTGAGGTGGTAGTTGGCTTCTTTCTTCTTATCCCCAACCATTTCCTCTGTGTTCCGTATTGTGTCTACATAGTCAACACCAAAGAGGTCGGTTACACCTCCACGCCTTTGTCGGCTTGATTGTGTAACTCGCTCTCTAGTATCTCTTACTGTGTTTACTAACCTAGTAACAGCGTCCATTAAGTCACCTCTCTATCCACTGATAAGAACTTACTTAGCTCCAAATTAAGCACAAGTGAATTTCCTGTAGAGTATTGGTAACTCATCTTGTTTACATAAAACCAGTCATTTGCTCTGAGCACTTTAGTATAGTATTTACTGCAAGGTGTTAGCTCCACAAGGTCTACCCCTAGGACAAATTTTACTTTGTCTCCTACCTGAACCCCTGCTGGCAGAGGTGAAGTAGTCACAGGATATATAACCTTCCTCCTTGAAGCTCTCATCTTCCTAATAGCCGACTTATACATTTGCACAGTGGCTTTAATACGGTCCTCATCAGACACTTCCTTATTCTCACCAGCTATCGCCTGTGTGTCATTAGTAGTAATGCTACCCCAGTAGAGTTCTCCTGCTTCGAGGGCAATTCCTTCCTCATCTAGGATAGCATACTCATCTTCTGACATATCAGTAGCGAACACAGGAAGCGGTGGGTAGTCAAAGTGTCTTTGTGAGTTTACAGGTCTGTCTGTCTTAATCACAGGAAAGCCTTCAATCATAAGTTTCTTGTCATGAAATATGTCCCGAAGGGTCAAAGAACTTGCCCCTGCGTCTGCCTTATCTGAGCGTACCACAGCAGAGTTCATAACTCCTTGGAAGCTTTCCTGAACTTCTCCAAGGTCAATCAGATAGGTTTCAGGAGAAATCATGACTTCCTTCTTAGCTCCCATTGCTGAGAATGTTACCTTGAAGGGGTCTTTCTTATCTATGCGCCATTGCATATCCTGTGTCTTCTCACAGAGCTTCGTAAGGAACTGTAAGACCGTTTCTTGTGAAAACTCATACTCTATCTTGCGTTCAACTTTGTCTACAAACTCAAATTTCATAAGGTTTACTAGGTCATTCTTAGCGTCCTTCCAGTATTCCTTAACCTTCTTAACAACCTCCTGAACTGTGCTATCTTTAAAGGTAACATTAGTCGGGAGGTTTTTCTTGTCAAGAAGTCCTACTATATGAGTGAGGCTCACAGTACAAGTACCTGATTTATGATTTGTCCTCTTCTCATACACAGTGCCTAGGAAGTTCCAATCATCACTAGACAGGCTAATCTGAGTTGTTCCAGTCAGTAGCTTAGCATACTTAGAAGGGATAGTAATTGGAATTGACGGAACTTCCATCAAGTTAAAGTCTAGCGCAAAGTCACCTAAGAAATCCTCAGGCAATAATAGCTGGTCTCTTGAACCGTCTCCTCCATTTATAATTTTCCCTATCATAGTGTAAGCCTTTCATAATCTACATAAGCACAGGCTGTGCTTGATAATACACCATATACATTTATGGTATTTCTGCCTTTAATAATTCTGAATGGTCCTTCACAGTAAGACAAGTTATCTAGCTTGACAACCTTGTAGTCATACTCAAGACATTCCCAACTACTAGCATACCGTACATTCCCTCTTTGGTCAAGTGTAAGAACCCCGTTGTACTCACCTTTTACCTTGATATTGGTATTATTCACTGTGATAATAGGGTCTTTGAAATGTCCGAATAGTCCCACTCTCCACTGAGTGCTATCCAACACTGTATCAGCCTGAAATGTCTTGTGAAGCTCTCCATTTACACAGAGGTCACAGAGGGCATGTGCATAGAGCTCTGGAAGTGTCTTGCCATCAATTCTAGCCTTTTGGCAGTTATGTACCACTCTCCACTTGCTGTCACAGAGGTCAAAGAACTCATCATTGAAGTCTATGTCCTGAACAGCTGAGCAGTAGTCAATCATGTCTTTCATAGCCGAGCAGTTATCATTACAGCACTCACACTCTGAGCAAGGCTGGCTATCATCACAGCAACGTGATTTAAGACAATCTGCTTTCATCTGAGTAAAGCTACACAGGTCGAACCTATCAAAGTAAGTCTTGTGCTCACTAGCCTTGTGCCAAACGCCTTCTGCATTATTAAACTCAACTTGTAACACAAGGTAGCCGTTGTCAGTAAGCGTCCACTCTTTCTGCTGTTGCATACTAGTACAGTAGGCATGACACCAAATAAGCTGGTTTCCGCTATCAACAGCCCATAGCTTGCCCTTCCTTGTGAGCTGGTGAACTATGAAGTCATAATGCACACGGATATTCTCATCACTCCATGTATTTGTTTTCAGAGCCATCTTGAAGCTAATAGTGTGGGTGTCTACAAGTAGCTCATCACCTCTATTACCTACAAAAGCGCCATGGGTGAAAGCCCTTGGAGTTGAATTAACTCTAAAGGCTACACTCTCAGCTTGCTCTTGTATGCTTCGTGTCCCTGTGAACACAAGGTCGTTATACTGAATATATCGTCTAGGCTTATTTACATTTTCGCCTCTATATCCCATTAAACATACCTCATCAATCTATCCAGTCCGTACATACCATTCAGGTAGTTGGACTTGTTATCAATATTCTGATTAACACTTGCATTGTTGTTATAGTAGTTATTCACTACTGTAGTTGTCCTGTTACCTCCAAGAGCACCAATACCGAAGCGGTTAAGGTTGTCTAGGAAGTTAGTTCCTAAGCTATCCACAGCTCTCTTACGGAGAACATACTCACCCGGAGTAAGCATTGCAGGAATAGTGTCAGTGCCTCTAGGTTGGAAAATTCCTCCAAGTAGAGGACTTCCTCCCTGTGCAAGGTAGTTCACAAAACCGCCTGTAGAGAATAGAAGAGTACCTCCAGAAGGTATTTTCTTCTTATTCTTCTTATACTCCTTCTTGGCTTTATCGGAGTCTCCTCCAGTGAGTCCTGAAAGAGCACCTGCAATCCACTCACCAATCCCATCGAAGATACCAGTAACCCATTCCCAGACAGCTTTTACACCGTTCTTTATCCGAGTCCAAGCGTCACTCAAGTCTCCTTTATGCTTGCTTTCCTTCTCCTCATCTTCCGCCTTCTTCTTCTCAGCGTCCATAGTATTGGTGTAAGTATCATACTGACTCACAAGGAACTCAAGGGCTTTATCAGGAAGTTGTAGGACTTGGTCACGGGACACACCAGCGTCAATAAGTTTCTGTTGAAGCTCTTGTCTCTTTTCCTCTGTTAAGGACTGAGCACCTTGACGATAAGCCTCCATCTGAGTAATCAGGTTTCCTTGCTCATCAACAATATCTGTGAATTGTCTTCCTTGAGCAATAGCTACTTGGTTAAGCAATGCAGACAGGATTTCGTCTCCCTCAGAGCCATATAAGCCGTTCTGAGCCTTTAATTGCTCCCAAGACATTAATTCCTCACCTATGCGTACATAAGTGCCCTGCATGTCCTTAAGAGGCTTCTGTGCGTTATATCCAAGGTCAAATAGAGTCTGCCTCATGGTAGCAGAGTCAGTAGCCCCTGCCTGCTCTAACAGTTGCATAGAGTTCTGCATATATGCTGTAGCGTCTGTGAAGTTCTGTTGAAGCTTACCAAACACTTTCTTTTGCATATCTGTTACGTTTTGCAGGTATCCTCCAAGAGTTACCTTAGAGCCTAAAACATCACGTGTAGTATGCTCATCAGCCGTTGCTCTTGACACAGCCTCTGCGTTCTCTCTAATCGCCTTGGCATTTTCAGCAGCCTGTTTACGGTATTCATCATTGTATCCGGTAAGGAGTCCCTCAATACCGTCCATGAGGTTCTTACCTCCCCCAAGGAGTAGGCTAGCAACTGCACCTAACACAGCTCCGATAGCAGTACCAATTCCGGGGAACACAGCTGTACCCAGAGAAGCTCCTGTGAAGGTTGCTCCGGCTAAGCCAAGACCAGCTCCTGCTGTCTTAAGTGCCCCTCCTACTGTAGCTCCTCCATGACCTCCTATAGCTCTTTGCACAGGGTCTGCAATCATTTGAGCAACTAAGGAAGCAATAGCCCCTATAGGAGAAGCTCCAAATGCTCCAACCTTTAGCCCAGCACTATTGAGGGCAGGAGTACCAGCTCTAGCAAGTAACTGCTGTAAAGCATTTCCTTCTGAATTTGCAAGAAGTGAGGTTATAGGAGTCGTACTTAAAAGTCCTCCTCCAGCAATACCCCCAGCTCCAGAAGCTAGGTTGCCTAATCCAAGTGCATTAGCAACAGAAACCATTTTCGCTGCTGAACCTAACACTTTACCTATCACACCAAAGATAGTCACAAGACCTAGTAGGCTTGTAGTAAGTCCCGGATATTGTCCCATTAACTTAGCAATCTCAGTCATAAAGTTGAGGATATTAGTAAAGAATTTGAGGATTGAATTAAATCCGCTTTCTACAGAGCCATGTCCAATATACTTGAGAATATCTCTAATCATTGACACAACGGCTTTCACAAAGTCAGCCATTGCCTGAAACAGCTTCTTGGCAGTGTTTCCTGTGATACTCTTAAGAGCTCCTGTGAGAAGTTCCTGATAGATAGGCTGTAAGGACTTCTGCATATTCTGGAACACAGAAGAGAAGTTCTTCATGCCCTGCTCTAGCCGTCCCTTAGGTAGAGAGCCGATAGACTTAGTAACCGTGTCAGTAAGCATATTGACCACAGAGAGCCACATTTTACCTACTTCTTCCACAAGGGTCTTAATAGTATTGAAGTTAATCCGACCATTAAGCTGTTTAATCTTAGTCTCAAACCACTCAATAATCTTACCGAAGATATTAGCTACTTCACCTATGAAGTTACCAATCTTAACTCCGTACTTCTCAGCGCCTACTTGGTTAGCATACTGGAAGGTATTAAAGAGCTTATTGTACTCCTTCATCAAGTCTTCAAAGAATTTTCTGACTTTCTGAATAAACAGGATTGTACGCCCAAGACCTCTAGGGTCTTCTCCATAGCCACTTACTCCCTGTTGGAAACCTAACTCAAGCCCCTTCTTGAAGTTGCCAGAAGCTCCCCCATTGAGCATATTGTTTGCTAGGTCTTTCACAGAGGATACCGCTGTAGCCATGGCTGTAAGTACCTGACCTGCATACTCTAGCCCCTTACTTACAATAGGTGTATCATTGATAAACAGACTAGCCAAGGACACAAGCTGTGTATAGAAATCTAATAGACCTGTAAAGGCTCTATCAGCTCCATTTACTAGTGCTCCATTGTTTACAGTCTTCTTAACCTCACCAATGATAAAGTTAATAAAGGTCAAACTATTCTTAATCACAGAGCTGTTAGCTACCTGACTTACCATATCCCCATAGAGGGCAATAAAGTTAGCCACGGTATCGAGAGCTCCATTATCAAGCATTACTTGTCCTAGAGAGATAAACTTAGCCACAAGGCGCTCATACTGGTAAGCTACCTCAGAAAGCCCCCTACCGAGGTTCTGTGAAGTAGTTGCATTACCCATAGCCAGTAAAGCCTGTGTAATCTCATTAAGTCCCTGAGCTACTCTTCCTCCAGAAAACCCTCCTTCGACTCCATTAAGGAATGTAGGCAAGCTTACCTTAAGTTGCTCAGAGAAAGCTTTATTCCATTCAGAGAAGTAGCCACGGATACCTGCAACAGCCTTCTGTGATTTCTCACCTACATACTCCCACACAGGGTCTGACTTCTCTACAAGAGCAGTAATATCCTTGATAAAGTCAACGATACTATCATAGAGCCCTTTCAAAGGGCCTTCTGCTCCTACAGCACCACTAGCCTTCAAACCTATATTTTCAAGCAAGTTATCCCAAGCAAGCTTAGGTGTCTTGATAGTGTTTGTAAGGGATTGTAGTGCGTCACTATTACCTACTTCTGTGAGGACTTCCAAGTATTTCTCAAGAGACAAGTACCCCTTACGGATAGCTGTCTGCTTATTCACAGGGTTGCCCTTATCATCTTGTAAGTAGCCACGTTTAGCAAGCTCTTCATCAATCAGACGTGTTGCCACAGGGGACTGACGATACTGAATGATACGGAAGTCTTGCCAGTTCAGCTTGCCTGCCTGCAATGCGTCAGTAAGCTGTTTAGCTACCCCTGCAAAGTCATCAATAGGGTTTTTATTTGTAGCAACCAGACCAGCAATAGCCTTAGTCAACTTCACAGGGTCTTGTACTCCAAGGGCTGTAAAGTAACCAGTATTACGAAGCAAATCAGCCCCGTTATAGGCAGTCGCCGCTCCATACCTAGAGATTTCCTGAGCCACAGCTTCTGTAGTACCTCTGTCCTGACCGAAAGAAGCCATCTGTGTCTCATAGGTAACCATTGCGTCACCAAGCTCTTTGGTCTGCTGTACGATACTACGCACACCTCGGTTAATCGTCTGACCGATACGGTTGAAGATATTCTGGAAGCTATTCATGTGAATAACACCACGTCCAAGGTTAGACAGCGCTGAGTTAAAGTGTCTCACAAAGGTAGCTCCAACTTTACTTCCTAGGCTACCAAGAGCAGTAAGAGTTTTCACAGCTGGTGCAGTCACAATCTTACCGACTGTAAAGCCTTTCTGTAAAGCATTCCTCACTGCGTTAATCTCTTTAAGCATTGACCCAAAGATACCCGTAGAGAAGCGTAGATTGCCTCCTAGCACCTTTCCAATAGCCAGAGCCCCAAGAGCCTTGCCAAGGGTTAAAGTCTTGCTAGAGAGCCCATCAAGAGCCCCTCCGATGGTGTTAAGCTGAGTCCTTAGAGATTGGGAGTTAGACATAAACCGTCTAGCCCCATCATTCATATTCTCTAAGGGGTCAGTACCATTACCCTTATCTCCAGTGAGCTTTACTTTAACCTCTAGTGTAGGTGCTACTCTCTTCTTAAATGCACTCCATTCACGCTGGAACTGTGCTGTAGAGAACCCTATATTAACCTTAAAAGAGGCAGACTTATTGCCTGCCCCTAGTTCCTTTTTGAGGAGGTTATTGACTTCGCCTACCTGTTTCTTTAGTCCGTTAAGGAGCGACTGAACACGCTGTACGTCTTCTGCTCCTGTAATATTAACTCCGATAGTACGAACTACCATAACTTCTCCTTCTAATTATTAGGCTAAGTCTCCGCTGTCCTTACGAACTTCGTAGAAATTGCCGTTATCGTCACGTGAGATTGTCAGTGTCAAGGACAGAGTAACTTCACTGTCTGTACCGTATTCACGAGAGTTCTCTGTAATAAGAACATTGTTAAATACGTAGTAGCGGTCATTACCTTTAGTATCCTTAACGTGTTGAGTCACACGGAAGTGTGTCTTGTCAAGACGTTTGTCATTTGCTACAATCAGCTCAACTTCACGCTCAGCGTTATAAGTCACAAGGACTTCTTCACCAATGTAGTCTTCACTCACAAGGACTGTTCCACGAGGTGTTGCAAGTTTTTGGTCAGTAATGACGATAAACTCATCAGCACGAAGGCTTACACCCGGTGACACAGGAAGCATTGAGAGGTAAGTAGACTCACAGCGGTCAAGTGAGATGATGATTGTGTTACAGTCACCAAAGTACAAGTCTGGGAGGTAAATCTCACCATACTTCTTACCGTCTACAGTAACCTCATCAACCACATAGGTATCAGTTTGAGGAATACCACTTGTTACCAGATTAGACACACTTTCAAGTGGGTTCAACCAGTAATCGTTAGCAGAAGTAGTTGTAGCTGTAATCTCCTTGGTTACTTCAATCTGTTCTGCGTCATATTGGCGTCCGAAGCAACGAGCGTCAGAAGCTGGCACAGAGACATTATGTGTGAATGAAGTCAAGCAAGACAACAGTACGTTAGAGAACTTACGAAGCTCTGAACGGTCACCTACAATGTAGATTGAGCTGAAACCGATTTGAGCTGTTTCTTCCAGTTCAGTATCAGCAGAAGCTTCAACCTCATAAGAAATTGTAATACCTGCTGATTTAGCGCTTGGTTTACCAGTCAGCTTGCCGTTCTTGAACTCTGGATACCAACCAGTACCTGTTTGTCCACCACCATTAGCAGTGTCATTCAGTGATACAATGTCAGTAAAGTCTACTGTACGTAGGACTTCTCCCGGAGCAGTCACAGCGAACTTGTAAGCGTAGGTAAATGAGTTAGTCTGAGTTGCGTCAGCGTAGTCAGATACTTTAGCACGAAGTGTGTAAGTACCAGCCTTAGGCAAGTTCAGATAAATCATGTTGAAACCAAGAGCATACTTATCTGGGTGAGAACGAATTTGATAGCGAACTTTCGCTTTCTTGTTAGCGTGTTTTACAAACAGTGTACCTGTGTTCAAACACTTAATAGGTCCACAGTTGATTTGGTCTTGAGGAACTTTGTTAGCGTCAAAACCTACCTCAGTACCTGTATCGACTGCGATACGTCGGTTAGCTTTCAAACGAACACTTGGACGAATTTCCTCAGTAACTCCTACTGTGATAATGTCATTCTTATCTTGCTTGTTAAAGCCATACAAAGGGTGTGACATATTGGTAGATGAATAAGCCATTTAGTGTAACTCCTTATTTGTTTTCTTTTCCTTCTTCTTCTGTAGCTTTATTAGCAGGACCAATCACAGGACCGCTAGGTGCTACAGGAGTGCTAGGTGTTTCATCTTGGTAGTTAGCCAAATATTCACGAACAAGTGACATTGCTTCAAGCTCCAATCGGGAGTTACCTTGAGAAGCCAGTTCATTTCGTGTCATGTAGAAACGCTCTACATCAGCGGAAGACAAACGATTTGCCATTATATTCTCCTAACATTCAAAAATTGATAAAGTTATTGGGAAGCTGAACATTCCAACCTCATCTGTTAACTCACTGCTAAAGTCTGTTAAGTCCCCAAATTTCACAGGGGTTACTTTTATTGGTAAATACCAATCATCTTTAGAAGCTACATCATCAGCGAAGGTCTTCATTTTCAAGCCTCTTGTTGTCTTAACTTGATGGTATATCATTTCGCATATAGCCTGATACACACCGTCACGATACTCTAGCTTACCTTCTGGTGTATTCTCTATACAACGTCTACCTGCGGTAGGTGACACAGAAGAGTAATACACAGAGAAGTTAACTATATACCGTTTAAAACAGCCTTTGTTTAGGGGGTCTGGCACAATGTCTATCGCCAAGAAGGGAGTATCCCAGCCTTGATTATTCTCATAGTGTTCAGAAGTCCCTACATGAACATTGAATTGCTCATCAAATTCTCTGTAACGTTTCCTTGGGTCGGTTTCTTTCTTATTATCCACTTGGATAAAGTAGTCTAGGACTTCGTAGCCATAGAGCTGTAACCACTTCTTTATATTGATATAAATACTGCTAATCACCTTCTAAGACTCCTTATAATCCTTGACTTACCTTTGTTTGCACTAATCCATTCCTCTAGCACTTCTTTACCTATATAGGTGCTTGTACCAATACCTGAGCCCCTACGCCCACTAGGCTGTCTAGCTGACATACTTGACACAGAGAGTGGAAGGAGTTGCCCTCCCATAATCTTTGTGGCATTTTCGATATAGTTGAAGGGAGGTAGCCCTGATTTAGGGTATCCCTTTAACATATATGTAGCCGCATAGAACCTATCTTGTTTTGACTTCTCCCTTAGCGTATCAGCACTTACTGACACAGAGAAGCCATTTCGTGTGCGCTTTATCTGGGTACTCTCTCTAAGAGCTCCAGTGGCTCTGGATACCTCTGCCCTAGACTCAAGAGCAACATTATACACAACTTCTGCAAACTCCCTCAGGAGCTCATCACCTGTGATTTTAGAAATGTCAGTCATGGTCTACGGCAATAATCCCTTGCATTTGTTTAACATAAGGCTTGCACTCAAAGAGTAGTTGCTCATGTTCACGTCCTGCTAGTCGCTGTACCGTCAATTTAACGTCCCAGCAACCGGGTAGTACCTCATAAGTCTTGATACCAACAACCTTCCAGAAGACAACACCAGCGTCCTCAGGGCAGTTATTATAATTACACCGAACACTCACACGCTGGATAACATAATAGCCATGCTTTATGTCAAAGTCACAGGTGTGTAGCTGGTTGTGAAGTGAAAAATAGAAAGTGGCTAGTGTGGAGGAAGTTTCTAGTTTGTGAGTTGTCTCTACATCTTCAAACCGACCTACTGGCATGTAATCTACACACTTAAGATGTTCGACCTCTTCAAACACACAGGTATCTATCTTACGGCTGTTTTCATCATACCGTGATACCTTGCCTCCTTGCTTAATTACTATTACTTCTTTATTATTCTTGGGAAGCCCCATCATTTACCTCCTCAAAGGAAGGCTTAACAGCTCCGTCCTTGTCTCTATGTTTCAGGTTAAGCAGATAGCGTCCTTGAATATCATCAGCCACTTCTTGAGCTTCTCCCTTTCTAAAGACGAACAATCGTCCTTCATAGTACATACGGTATTCTGTTTTATAGACCTCATTAGATGAATGAGTAGTAGAAGTTCCACAACGAGAACAGCCATAACTTCTAGCCTCTCTTGTGTACTCCCCTAGATACCTTACTTTCATGCTTTCTTGCCTTTCCTACTGCAATAAATACGCTTGTGTTCTCATACTGACACAGGGACAGCATGCTCAAGCTTTGTAGTGCCCAACGGTTGATTAACTTAGTGTAAATATACTCAAGACTTGCTGTGTCAACGTCCCATGTCCTAATCAGGTAGTCCACAGATTTACTCTTAAGCACAGAGCCTACAGCCAACCGGTCCATCTTAGAGCAATCGTCCAAGCTTCCACAGTTGTTCTGATAAGCAATGAATACTTGCAAGAAGTGACACATAGCCTCATAAACACACAGAGGTAATGTTTCAGCTGTGTAACCAGCCTCATACCGTGCTACAAGCTTGTAGGTAGTCTCACATTGGCATGAGGTATCACATTGACAACAAGGGTTGATTTGTTCGGTCATATCAATGAGAATAGTCTCATCAATACTGTCCCAACTCCACTTAGTTCTGTCAAGCTCAATTACTTCACGAGAAAGCCCTTGTCTCTTGTGTAAAAACAGCTTTACTGTGCTAGGGTCAAAACCTTTAAAATAATAAGGCTTAAATTCAAATATAGCCTTACATTCACAGATTTCATAGTTCCCTAGCTCAATGATTTCCTCACGAGCTGTCTTTAGTATGGTTGCACAGGTTTTATCAACCCAACAGAACATTTGGGCAAGAACCCGAAGGAACTTACCCACATATTCCTGAATGTCTGCACCATCATTGCAGTCGAAGCATTGGCAATGTTTCTTTAGCTCCTCAGTGACCTTTACAAGCTCAATTTGAAGCTCTTTGTTATCAGCCATTGCCAACCTCCTTTAATTAAGCCTCAGCCTTGATAGTAGCCATTGGGAACGGATTAAGACCTGTAAGCAGACCTTGGATACGTTCAAATACAACGGCAGGGCATTGTTGGTCAAGTGGAATGTTAGCAATCAACAAGTGAGATACTGGTGAATTGGTATATACCAAACCAAAGTTTTCATACTTGTCACAGATTACTTCACAGCCTGCTTGAGTATCATCTTCTGATGTCACAGTGCGGATAGAGTCTTGAGGTACGAACAAATCATGCTGTGTCAAGGCTTCTACACGGTTCAAGTCAAGGACATAAGCTTCACCAGTCATGCTGACTTCATTGTCATAAGGCATGTGATAAGAAGTACCAAACTTGATACCACGGAATGTCACAGTGTCGCCTGAGATAGCCCAACCTTCTGGCAGTTGAGCGTCCTTGCCCGGTTTGATTTCTGATTTAATTCCACGCAAAGTCAATGGGTGAACATAAATCTTGTAGTTAGAATTTTGTGATTGGAGTACATCAAGGTAGCAAGCTACTTGACGGAAAGCACCAATTACAGAGCCAGCAGCGTCAATAGGAGTGATACCCGGATGGGTCATCATTTCAGCTACACCGTGGAATGGACGTAATCCATTACCCTTGTAAGAGAGCAATCCTTGTACGATATGGCGTTGTACGATAAACGCAAATGTGTACCAAGCCATGAAAGCTTCTGCTTCTGCATAGCTCATTCCAAGCTTCTGGAACTTGTTAATCAAGTCACCTTGCTTGAAGTGTACTTTGTCCTTCATCATACGGTCAAGACGGTTTTCACAGTCCTTGAAGCACAGGTAGCGAACAGGTGTAGCGTCACCAGTTGCTTTCATAGTGAACTTCTCAGTGAAGCAACAGCTATCACCAGTATCACCAGAGAAGTCTGGAGCTTCTGTACCCCATGTCAGGGACTCCATAATCCAATCGCCATTTTTAGCACGACGCAAAGTACCAAGGTTAGCTTGCTCAAAGCGTTTAAGCAAGTCTGATACCAGCTCATCTTCCATACCTACTTCACGAAGGCTTGGCTGAGCTTTAGACCAGTCACGGGAGATACCGAAAGGAATTTCTCCATCTTTGTGGAACGGTGCTTGTGGCTTAAAGTTAGCGCCTGCGTCACGTGCCATTGTCTCAAGGTTAGCAAGGGCTACTTTAGAATTATCATAAAGGTAGTCAATCGCTTCTTTCAAAACAATGTCAAAATTTGTAACCTTTTCCATTAGTTATTTTCCTCCAAAACGTTTACGCAGACCTGTAGACTGCTCTAATTTCTCTTCCTGCTCTTTAATCACAGGGGCTTCAACAGAAGCTCGTGATAGCAATGCTGAAAGTGTTTCCATACGCTCTTTAATAGCGTTCTGTGACTCAGCTTTCTCTTGCTCAAGTGCTTCCTTTTCAGCTTTAAGTTTTTCAACCTCAGCCTTAAGTGAGAGGATTTCTTTAGTAGCGTTTTCCAGCAATTCAGCTGTTTGCTTCTCCAAAGACTCTTCCTTCACTTCTACTTCTTGCTCAGCAACTTTATCTTCTTGCTCAGCTTCCTTAGCTTCAACTTCTTCTTTAACTTCCTCAGCTTTAGGTTCTTCTACAACTTCCTCTACCTTTTCTGGCACAGGAGTTTCTTCCTGAGATGTTCCATTGAAGTAAGCAAGGATTTTATCTAAAGTGTTTTCTTTATCCAACTCTAGCTCCTTCTCTTGTTTCAAATACACAGAGGGCTCATAGCCTCCGCTCTTTGCATTTCCGGGATTTCCTACGAATGAAAATCCTGTAATGTGTATATTATCAGTGATAGGCACAGGTTCGTCAGTAAACTGTGCATTATACTTGGTCAGTTTCGTGTACTCAGCGACTTCCTCAGGCTTAATATCCTTGAAAGTCCAGCTAAACTCAGATGAAATAGCAAAGGGTTCATCTTGAATGATAAGGTCCTTAATCTGGCTAAGCTCTGTGTTCACATGAGGTTTTACAAGTAAATCTGAGCGTCCTTTGTCGTCTGTGATAATTCTTAAGTCTTCCTTACGGAAGTAGCCTTGTCGCACAGGGAAGCTATTGGTATCTACATGTCCAACCGTTACATAACCTTCGTACTCTTCATCAATGCTGTCATACCACTTCTGTAGTGTTCCTTTAGCAAGATAAAGACGAATAGAACCATCAGGGAACAGGACAGAGCCCTCAGATAAGAGGGTCATGTATCCGTCCTCACCGTCATAGTTCTTATTCACAGAAAATGACTCTTTGTGCTTATCAGTCTTACTCAAGTTAATATAGCCATCAAGCAAATCCTTGTTCATGAGGTAGGTGTCTATCTCATTCTGGATTTTCTTAGCTATCTTAGAATAAACTGGCATTATTCAGTCACCTCAAATAGATGGTATTCAAGTTTACGAACTTTGTGACCCCCACAGCTTGCACAGTAGGCGTATTCATAAGAAACCCCATCTTTTTTAAGACCTGCTTCTGCCTCTGGCGTGTAAGGTAACTGCTCAGTAAGTCCTCTCAGGCTATCTACTAAAATCTCATCAGTAGTTTCATACCAGCCTTCATCATCTGCTTTACCAGATGGATAGAACTCAAACAATTTACGGTTACTTTGAATGTAGCCGTCCTTTGTGAAATTCACACGAACTACTAAGTCACGCTTCAAAAATCGTGAAACTCTAAACTTCATCTAACTCCTCTTCTTCCTCAGGAGTGTCCTCTACTGGAGCAGGCTCTTCAACTACAGGAGTTTCCTCCACAGCTGGTTCTTCGTAATGAACCTCTTCCACAGGGGCTTCTGGTTCTACAGCAGGCTTAGTCAGGTCGCTATCAGAGATTGATGTAATCTCTTCTACTTCCCAGCCGAACTGTTCAGCACGAATTTGAGCCAAATACTCGTCATAGGACATTCCTACTTCGATTGTCTCGTTCATTACTTATCTCCTTCGTAAGTAATTGGGAACTTGTAGCAGTCTACTTCAGTTGTTTGAAGAGTGCGCTCTTCTGTAGTGAAGGAAACTTCATACTTGTCACCACAGCAATAAGTAAATGACTTGAACTTGTTATCAGCTTTATCAAAATACTGAACCTGTTCACGTCCCACAGTAATGTGCTTAACCTTTGCCAAAATTTGCTCAGCCAAAGGTGATTTGAAAGTCATTTCTTGTGAACCAATCGTAAGTTTTAGGTTCATAATTGCGACTTTGATTTTGTTTTCCTTTGAGGGAGTTAGTTTTGGTGCAGCTGGCTTAACAGTAGTAGTTTTATACTTGCGTACCATGTCTGTCCTCCTTAATAATTGTCTACCTAGTTATATCAAAAAAAGCACAGTAAGTCAAACCGCACACTGCACTTTTATTTTAACTATTTATTGAATTTCAGCTCATCAATAACCTTGGCTGTACCATGTTGTAGGCGGTACTTGTTAATAAGCTCCATAACTTCTTCCATGGAAGATGGGTCAAATGTCTGGTCATAGTCATTCACAAACTCATCTTCTTTGATGTGCTTAGTACCCTTAACTTCTGGTTTGCCCTTAGCGTCTGGACCTATAATATAGCCAACAACGAAGTTAGCGTAGATATGTCCAGAAGATTGGTCCATAAGAGCTCGTTGGTCAACAACAAAGACATAAACATCACTCTCCTTACCTTTAGCGTCTGTGTGTTTCTCGATTTTCACACGGTTATCAAATGCAATCTCTACGTTCACAGCGTATGAAGTGCGTGGTGTGCGAAGCAAGTTTCCTCCACGTCCAAATGTAGGTACTTTCTCCGCTAAGTTAAATTGACCTCCGTTAAGCAACACATCAGCGTCAAGGTCAGTCATATCAGCATAGTTTCGTAGTGTGTACACAGGTTTACCATTACGGACATACTCAGGCTTAATAGCCCCTCGTTTTTCCTCAATAAATCCTAACACATCTGTAATAATTGAAGACATCAAATACTCCTTTGTCTCTTATACATCTTTTGCAACTCATTTTGTTGCTGTTCCGCATATCGTTCCTGCATTTCAGCAGTGATTACCTCATATTCATAAGGCTTAGGCTCTCCATAGTCTTTCACATGGTCTGCCCTGCCCTTCTCATCTAGGCTGATATATTGGCTATAAGCCTCAAAAGCCTTAGAGTTGGCAACCTTAGCATATAAAACACCAATATCTGTGTAAGTTGTATCGTCCATGAGAGTAAGATATGGAATATTGTATTCCTTGGTCAAGACAAGAACTTGCTCATCTATCTCATCAAGTGGCACAGGGATTACATCATCATATGCAAGCCCTCTCCACTCTTCTCTCTCTTGAATAATACCACAGGTTAGTGCCCAGCCATAGTTAATCAGGTAACTAATTTGTCTGAAAAAAGCTGGGATTGTTCTGCATAATTTTCAGGACGTTCTCCATCATTGACTCATCTGTGATGTACTGAATGAGGTTAGTAGAAACTCCTAGCACCTCTACAATAATATTTTCACAGGCTTCAATGACATTATCGTCAAAAATTTCATACAGCTTGAAGAAATCTTCCGCTGTGTAAACCTCTGTAGAGCCATCTTCCTTGAAATTGGTGAAGGCAATAGCCACACGTGAGGCATAGTTACGGACACGTCTACCAATACGTGCTGAGATAAAGCGCTGTTTAGCCTCAACTCGTTGCACATAAGCTGTGCCTCCCATTACAAGCTCCAAGTCAGAGCCAGCTGGGTCAAAATCCTCAGGCACAGGCAACCAGAACTCAAGCTCATAGTCTACCTTACGTGCTTCTCCAACTCTCCGTGTGTCTCCACTCACTACTTTACCCGAGTTAGTAGCCACAGCCATTGGAGTATCATCATGAACAGCTTCCACAAAAGCTTCGTTCAAATCTTCAACAGTAACTTTCTTTCTAGGCATTACATATCTCCTTAAATAATTAAGTTTTTATCCAGATAAGCTTCCGCTTTCTCTGGGTTGATTTCCTTAAGTCTATCATAAACTTCAAGAATTGTCATGTCATTGCTATAGTTGTAGTCCTTAGAGAACTCATAACTTGCAAATGTAATATCTTGCTCATGGTGATTGAGCCCTACTGCATTTTCAAGAAGCCGTGAGCACTGACCAATGAAGTGTGTCCGCATAGGAATAATATTATTCTTCATTGAGTTGTCAATGATACTGTGTGTACCAATATTTGATACTGTCTTCCCTAAGTCAAACAGACGGGCAGGCACTCCAAACATTTGAGCCACGATAGATGAGGCATACAATGACAGATAATCTAGGAAGTCCACAGCCTTGGTATCCCGTGTCAGCTGGAGAAGGTTCTCAAACTTACTAGAGTACACAATAGCGTCATTATACTCTGTTTCTGACAACTTCTGTGAAATATCTTCCATGTCCTTAGCAATCTTGTCAGCACGTTCCTTCTTAGCGGTACGTCCCATATCAAGAAGCTGACCAGCACTAGGCACAAATCCTTCTGCTTCACCTTCTTCAATACTATCAATGATACTATCCTTTGCTTGAAGAGCAATCGTACCGATACCATTTCGAGCAATATCATAGTTCATTCTGTCAAGAATATTCAAGAGCAGTTGCACACGCTTGCGGTCCTTAAGTAGTGGACTAATACCGAATACCTTGGAAGTATCCAACTTGACACAGGAGAAGTTATCCTCAGTAACTAGGAGCAAATCGTCCTTGTACTTTTCTGGGTTTTGTAACAAATCCATGTAGGCTTCGATGTCAAGGTTTGAATAACCCTTACTGTATCCTGTGATACGGTCTACAATAGCATGAGCGTCATCTGTGCGCTTAATCACATAGCCTAACGTCTGACGTAACACAGGGTGGTCAGGATATGGAATATTGATAGCAAGAATGTCCTTAGGGTGAACTCCTACAAGACCATTCCCTGAATTATAGAGCCCATAATAACCATATTTTCGGTATCCCTTAGCCACACCTTGCAGGACATCAATATTACGCTGACCGTTAAAGTTGGTTTCCTGTAAGAATTTGTTAAGGAGTTTATCCTTCTCTTCGTCCTTCGTAGTCAGTCGGTTAGTGAACATATAGTACACAATGCTGTCAAGGATATAATCTACATCAGGAAGGCTCAGAGCAAGCTTTTCAATGGTTTCAAGGTCTTTTCCGATAGGCATTTCACGATAGCCACTAGAAGTGTAGAGCAATCTGTCTTCCACAGCGGAATTAAAGAACTTATCCATGGCTTCTACGCCTTCAAGCTCCTCAGGAGTCCTCCGGCTCAGCTGTTCTTGCTGAGGCTTCTGTACTTTCTTATTCTTTCTCTTTCTTCCCATTTATCAGTTGTCCTCCAAATAGAATAGCTCTATGGCATGTATAGCCAATAGAACACTATCAAGTTCGTCTGGTGACTGGTGAATTAGCTTCTTAATCTCAGATTTTGGTCTAAGTTTCACAAGCCTGTCTTCTGGTCGCTGAATTTCTGCCACAAAGGACATCTGCCGAGCAATTCCGTCCCAGACTTTTGTCATGAAGGACACACGCTGTGCCTCCATCATTCCTCTCAACATAAGGTGCATTTCTACACGCTTATTAAAGGCATACTCAGCACTAGGGTCATGGGCTATCTTCTTAGCCTCTGTGACCTTACCACCGAAGTCTATATCATACACATAAGCCTTTAGTTTACCAGAGAGCCTAGCCATCTTAAGAGGCTGAACAATATGAGCTCCTCCTCCTGAGTCAATAGCTATAGCCCTTACCTTAAACTGATTGGCTATTGTAATAATCTTATTCACAACGTCTCTAGCCGTGATACCATCAATCCATTCCTTAGGTTTAATATCCGTGGTATCCACAGCGGTTATGTGACCCTCTTTGTCTATACAAGACAAGGTTACTTGGATACTGTCAGCGCCCTTGTAGGCACTATCCACTCCAAGAAACCACTCAAGGTCAGGGTTAAGGGAATTAAACTCTTCAAGAATATCAGGCTGAGCGTCAAAGAAGTTAGACCGTTCCACAGGAAACTCGCACAGGAGGTTTTCTCGTATGGAATCCTCTGTGATTGTAAAACCTGACTTCATGAGCTGGTCTTTTGTGTAGTTAATTGAGCCCTCTTCCATGGCAGTCACAACGTCTAGCCACATGACAAACTCATCATCTGCCAGCTCTTCCTTGGTCATAAAGTCAAAGAAGCTGTTCAGTGACCGTGGGTTTGAGATTAGATACATGATGAGCTTCTCACCTGTGTCACTTTCAAACTCCCGACGTGCCATATGTCCCAGAGCTAGGGGTGAGATATCACTGGCTTCGTCTCCAAACATATTCCCTCCACGTCCGATTACATGGATTTTAGAGGGGTCTGTAAAGTTACTACCAGCAGAGAGCCCTTCTAGCTTTCCTCCGTTACGGAAGCTAAATCCTTCACTAGAGAATGAGCTCAGACCACGCTTTAGCCGTCTATCAACAGCCGATACGTCGTTTTCGTCCATACTCAGCATTTCTTTCACAGAGGGGTGGGCATTTACTAGGATTTCTCTGGCGTGTTGGATAATAATTCCTGAATATTCATTGGTTGACCCTACAGCATAGCAGTTCTGCCCTGAAAATGCAAAATTATTACTCATAATCCCACACAGGAAGGACTTCCCATACCGAGGAGTAGCCACACAGTAGCCGGTCTTATAATCCCCACTCAGGAAAGCTCCAAATTGCACAGCCTGTGACCACCAAAGCTCAATATTGAACCTTGATAGGGCTGTACGGAAGCCTAGCTTATAATACTCAAGCTCTTTCTCAAAGCCTCTTGTCTCTCTGATACTATTTCTCTTAAAGTGTTTTGGTATATACCCTTTTACTGCCTTCTTTAGCTTCTCCTTAGGAGTCACAGTGTCCAGCAGTATGCTTAGCTTTTCCCTATTAGAGAGTAACTTCCTCTTTTTCATAGGTGAGCCAACATCTACATCTTGGGTGGGCATAGCTAAAGTCTCCTCCTGTATAACTTAAGTAATTCACAGCAATATCGTATGCGTCATCTTCTGGGTCAAGTCCCTCGATGAAGGAAATTCCCACAGGAACTCTAGTCCCATCAAGAAGCCTACAAATAGGACAAGTCCGTTCATCATTCACAGAGTTCCACCGCTTGTATATAACCTCTCCTGTGATATGGTGAAGCACCTTGGCAGTCTCCACAGAGGCTTTCTCAATAGCCATATGAACCTCTGACACAGAGATAAGCTCGATAATTGGTACTATCCTTCTATCAATCTCTTCTTGGTCTAGCACACCCTTTTCAGCAACCACTTCGTCTCTAATACTTAGAATATCAGCTTTCCTACTGGCAAAAATCTCTTTTAGACGTGTGTAATTGCTTCTGGCAAAGCCTGATTGATTGATACTATTCTGTGCATTACGATACTCAACCTCATCAAGCTCTAGTCCAAGTTCATTAAGGATATATTCAAGCTCCTCATAAAACGAGTCAGTGTAAAGGTCCACAAGATAGCCAATTAAAGCCTCTTCAAAGTTGTCGCTAGGAACTTCGTTAATCACACGATTAACATATTCGCTAAGCCTTGCTTTAAAATCATCATAGTTCCTGATGAATATCTTGTCCTGTGAATTTGCCATTACAAGTCCTCAAATAATTTATCAAGACGAGCACTAGTGTAGCGCTCAAGCTCCTCAATACTCTCAGTTTCCCGGTTCAGGTTCACAGTGGTTTGTGTAGGTTTACCTTCAATACGGTTAGCCCACTCAATTCGTGCTGTGCCATTTTCAATACTCTCAAAAATCTGCTTCAAAGCGTTAATCCGCATTGGCGTAGCTGGAGGAATTTCTGCAAAGCGTTTAAGGCCAAAAGCCTTCACAATGTCCTCATCATATTCCTCAAGACCCCAGCGGATAGCATAAGCCTTTAAATCCTCAAAGGAGGCAAAGCTCAGCTCACGCATTTCATCTGAGTATAGTCTTTTCTCTGATTTCTTAGCCATAATAACCTTCTTTCTTCTAAAACAAATCCCACAGTGATAGCACTATGGGACTCTTCGGAGCAACGTATGTATAGTATAACACTGTGTGTTTAATAATTAGGTGATTTGCTCCTATGCCCATGTGACCTTTTACAATCACACAGGCTAACGATACAGGAGATATATGAAATACATTGCCACAAAGGGCAAAGTGCATGACAGGATTTGAACCTGCGAGTGGAGCTTTTGCAGAGCTCTGTGTTAAGCCAACTTCACCACATGCACATAACCAGCTGGGGTAGGTCTGGTAGTAATAGAAAGGTTATAGAAAGGTAATATGAAAAGGTTTATAGCAAAAGTCTTCCTACCCCATGCCTAATAACGATTGTATTTTATACTCCAAAGGTTTCCCTTCTTCGTAAATAATGTTTGATGGAACACAGTAGTAACTGAGGACTCCATCTTTTAGCTCATACATCTGCAAGTTGTAACACACAAGCTCTTCTGTGTCAGATAAATTCACACGAAGCACTTTCTCAGAATTATTTTGCTCTACTTTTGGTAGTAGCCCTTCTGGTACTTCGTAAGTTTTTGTAGATGTCACTACTTGTACTTTCATAAAAATATTCTCCAATCAGTATCGCTTCTGCGTCGTCATCACAGATTACATCATGCCCCTTCCGCTGACACAAGCTTATTGCATGTTTCTTAGCCTCGGCTCGTTTGAGACCAGATAACTTAAATAACTTGCGCCAGACCGAAGGACCAACAAAGTTGATAGCTAAATCATTAAGCTCTCTAATAATCACTCCCTGTGTTATAGCCAAACACACAAGGGTCTTTTGATTTCTGAGAACTTTAAGCTCTTCTATAATTACCCGTTTTATTGGGTAGCTATGCAGAAGAAGCCTTACTTGCTCAGCCATTTCCTGTGCACGTTCTAGGTAACTATCGTTGCGAGGGGAGATAACATTATGGGTAACCACTTTTCCGTTGTGGTCAAGAATGGCGTATCCTGTTGAACGTGTCGAAATGTCTAAACTGAGTAACATACTTCCTCCTGAGCTATGTATCTATAATACCATAAGTCACAGGGGAGTGCAAGTAAAAATCTCGCTTTTTAGCAAAGTACAGATAATACAAGTTAAAGAAATACACATAGCTCTTAGAGCTCTTCTTTATACTGTATTAACTGTACTTTACTACAGAGCTATAGGAAAAGTCACAGAGAGCTCTAGGAAATTACACAGGAGAGCCTTAGATATGACACAGAGGTGACTTAGCTCCTCCCTTCCCTGTGTTACTAATTTCCTGATATGCTATTATCTGAACTTTGCAAGCAAAGTACAGATAATGCATATTAAAGAAATATAGCTCTGTGTTATTCTTTATACTGTATTAATTGTACTTTACTATTGATATTTTACCAAAGTACAGATATTACACTATAAAGAATAAAATACTCTGTGTCTTTCTTTACCTTGTATTATCTGTACTTTACTTTTTCTACCGTTTCTCTATTGAAACTCCTAACCAAATATGCTACAATATTTACATGGAGGTAAGGAAAATGAAGTATATTTTCTCAGATATTAAATCACAAGAAGTTTCAAGAAAGAATAGGCTAGTCTCCCCTGTGACGGCTGAATTTTTATTTAACATATATGACACAGGGAAGTATGACTTAGAGGAGCTCATAGAGTCAGGGCGTCAGCAGTTCCAAGATTACTACACAAAGCGCCTAGGTAAGGAAATCACTGTGACCTATATAGAGAACCTGAATGAGTCCCTAAGAGAAATGCTAAAGGGATTGAACAAGAAGCTGGCTAGGACATTTGGAAGCACAGCCAACGTTCACAAATACATCATGGCAGGCACAGGCTCGTTAAAGGTCTCTAGCAAGTCCACAGCAGCGTTATTTGAAATCCTGGGGGAAAGTACCACACTATCTGTTTACTACAGCAGAATGGCCGAATATGTGCGTTCTGAGGTGTATCTTGATGGAGACCATATAAATATCCAGAAATTCTTCCCTGACGTACCCTTCTGGGAAATGGACATGGCCTCTGTGTATATGTATCAGACAGGCAAGACATTCATTAAGGGAGGACTATTGCACCTGTGGTATAAGAAGTATAATATTTCAGGACCTACTGAATGGTTCAAGGGCTATGAGAACTACTTGAAGGAATACTTTGAGCTTCACAGCGAGTATGGTGAATTTATTTATAATCCTATGCTAAGGGCTGACGCCTCAAAGGCTGTGAAAAAGCTATTCGGTAACATTAAGAAGGCACAGGCTCACTTCGGACTCTCTCATACACAGTGGTTCTGGTGGTGGAAACGTAGCACAGAGGAGATAGATGAATTATCTAACTGGCTTGTGGAATACTATGGTGTGTCTCATGCTGAGGTGCTAGGCTCTAGGAATATGGAAGCTTTCAGGAATAACTTTAGAGACATAGCTACCAAGGAAAGAATATCTAAGGAGTTCATTGAGGACTTTGATGACACAGTGAGATACCTTAAAATTGAATATACATAAAAGGACCTACTACAGGTCCTATTTTATTATTCAATACTCTATCACCTATTATCTACTCCTTCGTTACACTCAGGGTAGATAATATAATTCTAAGCTCATAAACATAGCGGGGCTATGTTTATTCACTAAGAATTATATATTATATAAATGAATATTAATTATGCATATTATTAGTATCATATTCATTAGTATAATTTATATACATACCACATCATACAACCCCGCCGCGCACATACTGCAAGTATAACGATTTTTGGGCATTTTGTCAACTCAGACACTACACTTTTTATTTTATGCATTTTAACCCCACTTTATGCACGAAATATCCAAAATTATGCATAAAACTAGTAAATTTAGTAGGATAAAGAGGTAAATATTATAGTTAGATAGATAAATGAGTAATATATCCTTGTAACTAGGTATAAAGTATATGTAGAGGACCATAGAATAGTATCAGTTTTTATTAAAAATGTTACATAACTTTTCTTAAACTAACTTATTATGCTATAATATCCTTCAAGTTATCCACAGAAATGGCTAGTTATCCACAGTTTTTGTTACAAATAAATTACAAAATTGAGTTATGTTACTTTTTGGTAACATTGTGAAATTGTGAAATGGCTTAGTGACGGGCTTTATAAGAGTTATCCACAGGGTAATCATAGAGAATGCACAAATTTAATATTATACTAAAATATATATAAATAAATTATACTATATTCATTTTGAAAAATTGAGAGGCTATTTTAGTACCATAATAAGGGCACAGGATAACCCTTCAACTTCGTCTAGCGACTCCGTGGAAGGTTATCTTTGGAAGACTAACGCAGACTTCCTCGCAGGGCTCGTTGTCTTTGTTATATTACTAAGCTCATAATACTCCTCGCAGAGCTCGTAGTATTATTTCACTAAGTAATATACAGCCCTGTGTTATTATCATAGAGGAAGAGGCATTTCCTGTGACTTATAAAGCCTTCTGTGAGATATGCATGGAGATAAATATATACCCAGAATTATGAATAATACATAACACAGGAGAGCTCCAAAACCTAGAGCCACAAGAGAAAGAGCCGTATGCATAGCGATAGAGAAAAGGGTCATTCTTGTACACTAATAAATCCCCTGTGTCAGTATTAGGGCATAAGAGAGCATTGTATAATACTAGAGAGCCTTCTGTGTCTTATTAGAGTAATAGAGTAGTGCCTTAGTGGCTTCTGAGAGCTCATAGAAAGCCCTGTATTCGATTTTAGTGTATTCTGAGGGGTATTGTACTAGGGAGATAAAATAAAGCCCTATATGAGCTCATTTAGAGCTTATTAGCTCCAGAGATAGTACCTTCGGTACAAGGGACAGGATTATTCTCTCAGCTCGTTACACTCGCAGAGAATAATATTCTACTAGTATTCATGAATATACTCGCATAGCTCGTATATCCATTCATACAGTAGAATACACAGGAATTATAAAATACGATTTAATTCAAATTATATAAATACAGTAGTGGAGAGGGATTTGGGAATAAATACGAATTAAATCATATTATACGAATTAAATCAAATAATACGAATATGGAAATAATTTAATTGGTCAATGAGCAAATCAGGACATGGAGAAATGTAGTTCATTTTTTAATTGGGGTAGGTAGGGTAGAGGAAAAGCTTTAGATAATTGGTATGGTAGTGGGAGGGTACTTATTTACTAAAATATTATAGTACTAAAAATATATGAGTGGTGAATAGAGAAATCAGCCTCTCGTCTCTCCCTCCCTCTTTTTTAATCGACCTTTTTCTTTAACCCTTTTTAACCAAGGAAAAATATACCACTTCTTTATACTAAAAAGTAAAGGGCAAGGTAATTTATCCGTGTAAGAAAAGCTTACATAGTTATTTATATGGAAAAATGTTAGGTGGGAAGGAGTTATTGAACATGGTGTACGGAAACATACAGGGAGTAAGAAATCGAACACCTTATACGATACCGACCGGTCGGTCGGCTTTCAGTCATTCACTTTTCACCCTCTCAATTGCACCCGACCTATAGCTAAAAACTATATATCTCCATAGTTATTTACTATAAGGTAAAATACATAAAAGTTGTTGACAAAGAGGTTAGAAGATGATATACTAGTACCATAAAGATAAGGAAAGGTTACAAGAGTTACCGCATATCAGTGGCTATCCACTAACTATCTAGCTCTTTGAAAAGTACAATAAGACAAGGGAGAACAAGCGCCCTACTGAAAGACTTGCAAAGACTTGCTGGAGTAACTTAGTCGGTACTGATAGAGGTAACTAGGCGATAGGGTAAGATAGCTTATCCCATGACCGCTTAGCCAGAGCTAAAGGCTACTAGGTGAAAAGCAAGCCACTCAACAACTTATTAGCTAGTGCCACATGCTAGAGCTCACCACTATAAAGCAAGGGTAGCTCCTGTAACCGCAAGGTTACTCACTGACTAGGCAAGATACACTATCAGTTTGAATATATAGCCTCCTGTGCTATCACTATCAAACAGTGGGATAGTCACTACTTACCGACATCAAGCCCCTTGCTCAGACGTTAAATAATAGAGCCCATAAGCAGGCACTAGCTCACGAACGAAATAATATTATATATCAATAAAACACCTTGTGTCTGTAGGGTTAAAGACTAACAGTCCGAACGAGTACGCAGACACTATATTAAATAATAAATATGCAACCGCAACTATGAGGCTTTGGGAGTGTAACAGTTCCTAAAGTCATAGCCCGAACACAAGGGCACTATAATTAAAAAGGAGTCATGCACTATGACAAAACTACTCTCAGGGCTCACTATAGCCCTTCTCCTGTGTCTCTGGGGCTATTCTCAGTCTCAGCCTCACACAGGGCAGATAATGGCTAAATTTAGCCAACAAGGCACTTACTTTCTACAGGTTGTAGGAGACAACGGAGAGCTCCTAAATATCCCTACAGACTACAAAACCTATACAGCCTCACAGAAGGGGCAAATGATACCGCAATAACATTTCAATAATTTAAAATCAATGAGAGGTATTCTCTCAATAATTCACTTTAAAGAGGTAAAATAACATGAAAACTTTCAGCATTAACGAACTTTTGAACCGCTACTTTAACACAGACTCAATCGAATTAGGCGAAAATAAGCCTAAACTTAGCAAGCAACTTAAGAAGCTAAATATTACAGTATCAGACCTTGAGATTAAATTCTGGGGCGAAGCTGTGACCGAACTTATTGGGCTATATACAGACGCTGACTATTTAAATAACTATGATGGTAACCCCTATGATTATGAGTTTAAAGTCAAATTTTCGGCTGAGTTACCCAACTATGAGGAACAGGACGAATGGGCTTTTGACGGCTCATGCAATAATACTTACGGGTGCGGAAATATCACAAGTACAGTCCTAGCAACCTACGAAGGGGCAAGATATTGCTATATTTACAATGAAGATGGTGAACCTACAGCACGTTTCTACTACTTTAGCCAAGTTAAGGGCTTCTGTGTTTCCGATTGGTATCGGGTAAGTAACCACGGGGAATACAGTGCACCCCTAGCCCTCTTGCTTGTGCACTATGGGGTTAAATGGGAAACTATAGAATACACCACAGAAGAGGTAGGAAACCTTGTAAACACTGATGGCTTCTGGTCTAACTTTGCTTGCGGTAGTGTGCGCAAATACTATAGCCCTGACTTTGATTTTGGAGCTGTAGAGTTTAAAGAACTAAATGAGCTTAATTTGGGGGAAAAAGGATTGATTTATCTTGAAAATGAAGGCTGGGTAGATGAAGACGAGGTTGTTTATTCTGATGAATATGAAGAACACATCTTACGAGATAGCGCTGTCTATGCTGAAAATATTGATAGCTGGGTATATGAAGGTGACAGCCAGCTGGACTCTTGCGCCCACTGTGGCTCTCCTGTGCACCTAAGCCATGATTATATCGAAGCTAACGGTTGCGACCATTTTTGCGACCGTGATTGCTTGGAAGATTACTTTGACATTGTAGAATACTAAGGGGGTGAGATTATAGGCGCATTATTATCTATGGTGCTAGGTTGTATAGCTATCTTGCTCATCTTCCTAGTGCCTTTTCTATACGCTGTGTATATAGTGTATAGTTTCTTAAGTCTCCTATTCTGGAGGCTTTTTCTTAAAACTGATGAGGACTTAAGGGCAATCATTACAGCCCAAAATATTGTAGTAGTTTTCATCATCATGATACTTTTATATAATACCATAATGAAAGGAGTATAAAAATATGGTACAAACAATTAGTAAGGAGCTCTCAGCATGGCTGGGAGAGGTCAAGGAACAAGGGCGCTTTAGAGGGCGTCTAGCAGAGCTTTTCAGCGAGTTTGGCAAGGGTCAGGATAAACCTATCGACCGAGAGCTAAACGCTATCTCAGAGGCTCTGGGAGTCTCAAAATTTATGGCTCTAGCTACCCTTCTAGTAGAAGGCTATACTATCTCAGGAGAAGAGGAAATCAAGCCAAAATACTATGAGGTAGTCATAGAAGATGAAAAGCTGTATCGTGTGCCTAATAAAGGATTGGTACTATTACCGACATCTATTGGGGAAACAGCTGGCTATAGCTCAAAAATCACAGAAAAAGAAGCGGAGGGACTAGAAGAGCATGACAAAAAATATCTACAAGAGATTTGAAAACTTAACGGGTCACCCTGTGACTATCTTACACACTGACGGAAAAATTGCAAAGCGAATAGGGGTAAGCGGAAGATTTGCCCCTTTGCGCCTTAAGACCTATTACAAGGATTTAGGAAAAATTCACGGTGTCCCTGTGAATACCATCGGGTACGGACTAGAAACCCCCCTATTAGAGCTCAGAAGGCTAGAAAAGCTAGACATCATTGTTTCCCTTGTGACCGCAAAAGAGCTCCACCGATTAGGCTATCAAGGCAGAATGTTCGTCCCCTGTGGTAAGCAAATCGGACAATATGGAGTGAAAGGCTGTACCGCTCTATCACTATATAAACACTAAAATGTGAAAGGATTTTAAAAATGAAAGATACTATTTTAAATATGTTAGAAAATGAGCCTCTAGTAAAGAAGGCTTTTTTGTTACTCCTAGATGAAACACCAGAAGACAAACAAGATGAGCTCCTGAAAGCTATTAATGCTTCTTTTGAGAAGGGAGAACCTTATCAGGCACTAGAAGCCCGGATTGATAAAATGCTCACTGATGAGTACACAGAAGAGCTCACAAAGGGCACAAAAGAGGCTGTATATTGGCTCATGGAGCATTTTCCACTAAATGAACTAGGCTCAGATATTGGAAACATCAAGGGGCTAGACTATCGGGCTCTATTCCTCTATCAGTATGATAAATCAGGTAACTATTTTACTGATGTAAACAATAGTACAGAAAAATTGGTATTTATTAAATCTGAGTATCAAGCCTTTGAAAATAAAATCTCTAAACGGATTGAGCTAAAGAAAGAGCTCCAAAAACTAGAAGACAAGATGAAAAAACGGGCTGAAAACCTGAAAGAAGCTCTAATCTACCGTAAGTATGACAACATCACAAGTATTAAGCACGAACTAAACATCAAGCTACCAAAGAAAATGGCAGAAGAGGTATTAAAGTTCGCACACAGATTGGGCTACAAAAAGCCTGAACATTTTGAGGAATGGGAAGATGTAGGCATGCTCTGTGACTACTACCGCACAAATGTGCTAAAAGCCCCTAACTATGGAAATACAATCCTAGAGGTCAACATGCAGAACGTGTTAAGAAAATATTATAACAATGACAGTATTGTAATTGAACACGGAGCACAAGCGCCTAAGTTATCAAAACAGCTTAAAAAAGCAGGAGTTACCGCAACAAATGAAGAACTGATAGCCTTCAATGAGTTCAAACAATGGCTCGGCTGTGTTGCTGATGTGTCAAGACCTGATGAGGTCATTTTGCTTGATATGGGAGACTTTACAATCCCTGATAATGTTGATAATTGGGCTTTCCAAGACTCTTGCAATACCTCTGGGAGCTGTGCTGGTAACGGAACAGCCCTTGTGTTAAAAGCTATGGGCTATAAATACTTGAAACTATATCGCTGCGATTTAGACACAGAAGAATCCAACCCACTTGCACGAGCTTACTTTAAAGCAAAATATGGGGAGCTTGCTCATGCTGGTATGTACTCAGAAGGTAGAAACCATACAAACAGAATTGGCTATACAGCCTATGACTTTACAAGCCTACTACTTGCGACAGTTTTCAAGCGTAAGCTGAAACATTTCAAGCGAATTTTAGGTCAGACAATAGAGTCCGGCTCAGAGTTTGAGGACGCTTACAACGAGGACATCAATTATTGGTCTAATATGTCAGGAGCTAATGACTATAAGACACTTGGGACAGCCTCAATTCTGGAAGAAGACAGCTATAGCAAATGGTCTGATGTAATTCATGACCTTGACATGTCTATTATTACAAATTATGATGACACGGCAGATAAATTTGAAGCACGGATTAAAGAACTAAAGGAGAAATACAATGACTAAAATTAAAAACACTTTCGAGAACTTACTGACTATGACACAAGACGCTTTAATCAAGAGCTTACCTGAGTACCTCTCAGAACGCTATTACAACGTCATAGCGACCGATTATTATATCCTAGGGGTATCACCCTCGGAAGACATTCAACCGTGCCTAGTGGCTCATTTAGACACCATAAACACGCACAGAGGGGCAGGCTCTTATAACTACGCAAATAAAAAATGGGAAACAGGACAAAAAGAAACGCCAAAAGTTGATGACCTAATGATTTCTGACCGGTATATTACACTCAGTCCAGAAGCTAATCCGAAGCTGGCTTGCCTTGGGGCTGATGACCGGTGCGGAGTGAAAACTATCCTTGATGTGATTGAGGCTGGCAAGCGTCCTCATGTGCTCTTTACTACAGATGAGGAAATCGGCTGTGTGGGCTCTAATAAGATTGTCACAGAAGATGATTTGCAAGCCCTATCTGATAGCTCAATGCTCATTCAGATTGACCGGGGAGTCCATGAAGGCTTCTGGAATGAAATGGTATTTTATGAATATGACGAAAACTCAATCCCTGAAATTCTCACAGAGCTAGAAAAATATTATACATTAGCTGAGGGCTCATATACAGATGTCGCTGTGCTTGGTCCTGAGTATGACAAACCTATTGTGAACTTGTCAGCCGCTTATGAGAATGAGCACACAAGGAATGAGTTTATTAACCTTGAAGCCTACAAAAAGAACACAGAGGGTCTACTCTCATTCCTTACATGGTTAGAAGGTCAGGACACAGCAAATTGGAAATACACAGAGAAAGCTCCTGTGTGGTCTTCCTATGGAGCTACATCAGGAACTTGGCAAGGCTCAGACTATGCGAACTATGATGATAACGTATATCGGGAGTTTGTAAAAGAAGACCTTATGTGTGTTTATTCCGGAGACACAGACGAGGCAATGGATATTATCGAAAATTGCAAAGGGTTTAAATCATGGTTAGCTGTGAGCAATAAATCCTACATGCTATATAAAGAAGGCACTGTGCTAGATAGCCTAAAACAACTTGTGACAGAGCTGGGAATGGAATATAAACCAGCATAGCAAAGTACAGATAATACACTATAAAGAATAATCCCCTGTGTTATATTCTTTAGTATGCATTAACTGTACTTTAGTAAAATAAGAAAGGAGAGTACAGATAATACACTATAAAGAAATATAGCTATGTGTTATTCTTTAGCTGGTATTATCTGTACTTTGGTATAAAGAATGAGTAAAAGAAAGGTAAGGGTAAAAGATAGCTACCCTGACTGGGAGTTTGTAGGTGTGGAAGCTGTTATCTTGAGGAAGGACGGAGAGTCTGTCTTGGTAGGATTTCCATTAGAAGGTTCTATTGGTTGGTATGACAGATATTATAGTACCGAGTATCGTTGCTGGTGGATTGGACAGGGGTATTTAGAGAATGTAACAACAATCACAAGGAATAAGTTTAAATGAGCAAAACATACGTAAGAGTAAACAAGTATTACTATAAAGATGATATGGTAGGTCAGACAGCTGTACTGGTAGAGAAAAGCTCAGGGGCACTTTGTGATAGGGATTTAATTGGCTTCCCCTTGGATAGTCCTTTCGGCTGGTATGATGAGGATATGAGTACAAGTTATAATCTATGGTACATATCGGAGGAATACCTAGAGCCTGTGCAAGTATTCTCAAAGAGTAAATTCAAGTGAGGTGCAGAATGAAAGATTTAGTGGGTAGAAAAGCGAAGGTATTGAACACAAGTATTCACGAAATGATAGGAAAGACTGTGACAATTTTATATTATCAAGGCAGGAAAGATATTATAGTTGGTTTTCCTAAAGAAACTGGCCTTGGTTGGTCACACAGTGATTTTCCGGATTATGGTTGCTGGTTTATAGAATTTTCTGATTTAGAGTTTATATCGCCTGTGACAAGAAGCAAATTTAGATAGAGGTGATAACATGAAAAACTTTAAAATTGGAGACAGAGTGGTTGTGCTGGATAACTTTAATGAGACAGCTTTAGGGAAGGTAGGTATTATAATAGCCAATAGGGACAGAGGACATGTAGTAGGCTTCTTCTGTGAGGGTGTAATGACAAACTATGAGCTGGAGGATTGGTTATATAAATATCCGGGATTAAAAGCTACTTGGTGGTTTGACTCTAGAGGATTAGAGCTTGCTAACACCTTCACAAATAATAAATTTAGATAGGAGTAAGCTATGACTAGAAGATTTAAGGTAGGTGATAAGATAAGGCTTAAGCCACATACTGAGTTAGGACTAACGGAATATACATGGGGTACTATTATAGTTGAGGATATTGACCCTAATACAGAATATCCATACAGAGTCAAGATTATGACTACTCCTTCTGATGTAAGTATAGACAGTATTTGGAGTAGGGAAGATGGGGGGTATTCATCATGGGTGGCTAGAAATGAATATGTAGACTCTCAGTTTACTAGTAATAAATTTAGGTGAGGTATGAAATGGAAATAAGAATGAGAACAAAAGTCTTCTGTACTGAGGATTATGAGGGCAATAATACAGGAAGTAAAATTGGGATTGTATTAGAAAAGGGTGTTAGTAATCGTTATTTAGTAGCTTTTTCTAAAGGTAGCGTTTTGCGTTCAAATACCCACTGGTTAAAGACACCTGATACATGTACATGGTGGATACCTGAGAGATTGTTAAGAGCTCCATATACTAAGAATAAATTTTTGTGAGGTGAAATATGTTTGAAAGAGGACAAACAGTGTTAGTTACAGAAGATTGGGAAAATAATAATACAAAAGGAAAACTAGGTATAATACTTAATATTGATGATTCTTCCTATAAGATAGGCTTCTTTGATGAGCTTAAGAAAACTAATGGAGACACAAAGACTTATCAAAAGAAATATGGCTCAATAAAATCAACTTGGTGGGTAAATGGGCATGTACTCAAGAGTGCTATATCCAAAAATAAATTCAAATAATTTGCAAAAAAGTATTGACTTTAAAAAATTAAGGTGTATAATGGAATTATCGGCAGGAGAAAGGAGATAGTATGGAATATATTAAAATACCTGCAAATGCGTTAGACCAAATTGAGAACAAAGCAGAGCTTGTCTTGTTTGGTCTTTATTATAGTCAAATTTCAAGAGGTCAGATGGAGAACTATTTTACACAAGAATATGTGTATGATATTCTCAAGATGAACTCACGGACTTTCACAGCTGGTATCAAGAGCCTTTATGACAAAGAGCTCCTACGCTGGGGCTGGGGAAGGCGAGATGGAGCAGAGTATTGGGCACGAAAAGTCATGCCTGATAAGCTCTATTGGGATATTGAGGAAGCAAACAGCAACTACCTTGCAATGCAGACTTGGTGGGCTGGTAAGCTCAGATTGCCCTATAACGCTCTTGTGTTCCTATCGGCTTTCAACTCACAGGCTCGAAAAGAAGGCAAGCTTGGAGAGGACTACAGCTTTGCACCAGATAAGTTAGAGAATATCGCCTCTGTGTTTAATATGAGCCGGTCTACTCTGACTAACACACTAAGCCTGCTAGAAGAGCTTGGTATCCTGACACGGAAACGTGTAACAGGACAAGGAGTATCAATCACTGTGAACGGACTATTCTTACAGCAAGAAGCCCCTACAGCACAGCAAACAGCAGAGCTTATCTACAGTATCATGCCTGAGAATAGCTTGATTAAAGAGGCTATCACGTTTGAGAAATCAGACAGCTGGTACTGTGAATATAAGGAGACTCTACACCCCACTAACAAGACCATGGATAGCACTAAGCTACAGCTTGTTAAATCGTGGCTACGCTCTCTAAAACGCTCTTGTAACGATGTTTTCATGGCTCTGGTAGATATTATGCGCCCTTGTGTAAACATGATTACAATCCCTCTGAGAAGCACACAGGAGAAGATGGCTCTTGCTGGTGTGCCTGATGAGTTCTATAGTGAACCTGTCCTAGCACAGAGTGTTTCACATGAAACATTTAGCACAGAGGAAGATAGCTCAGAAGAGCCTGTGACCTCATATATCGGCTGGTTTGAGATTATCAAGTATCAGGGCAAGAGGTATGCTGAAATCCCTGTAGAGGGCACAGAAGGCAACCTACATATGTCTCTGGTAGAAATCCCTGACCTTGTCGAAGACCAAGACGATTATGAGGATTGGTACAGCTATGCAGAACGGGGTGAAAGCGACCTGTGGGTTAAGAAGACAGAAGAACTTGACCGAGAAATGCTGGAAGAAGAATTGAAATATCCCGGTGGTCACGGAAATGCTTTCCGTAGGAAACATGGCTTGCCTGAGATTGACATGTCCTATAACCCTTATGATATTGAGGCTGACGAGGACGCTCAGGCACTTGGGATACATTGGATAGGAGAGGAAAATTGTGACGATTAACATTTTTATTGAGGAGGTGCTAGCAAAGAACTTTGGACCTGACGATGAGGTAAAAGTGGGACTTAATTACAAGTTCACAAATGAAAAAGACCCTAAGAAGCGATTTGCAAGGGATTTTGTGGAAACCTCAATCAGTCTGAAAGCTCTTAAAAAGTACCTTGGTTCACAGAGGAAGAAGGCTGAGCTCTATATCTGTCCTACACCTATTAAAGGTAAGAAACGCCTTAAGGAGAACGCACAGGAGACTTACCTTGTGTTCATGGATATTGACGGGGCAAGAGTACCTGAAAAGTATTTCAAGCCTAGCTATATCTGGGAAACTAGCCCTAAAAAGTATCAGGGAGTATGGATTTTAGACAATCCGCTAACACCTGATGAGCATGAAAAGGTGGCTAGAACACTGGTACAAAAGTATGGGTTTGATAAGACAAGCTCAGACATTGTACACTATTACCGTGTGCCTCAGACAGTCAATCACAAGTACAAGAGTGATTTCAATATCACGGGATTGCAGGGTGAGGGCACTGTGTTTCGCAAGTCAGAGTTTATCAAGCGCCTCAAGAAGTTCTTCAGGCAAGCCAAGACAGCTGTGGCTGAGACTGGTGAGATTAAGAAGCGACGCTTTGACCTGAATGAGCTACTTGACCGCTATGACCTGACCTCTGTGTTTGATAACAAGGTAGTTGGAACTGACCGGAGTGAGTATTGTTTCCTGATTGAGCAGAAAATGGTAAATGCAGGAGCAAGAAAAGAAGAGGTCTACTTTGTGCTCCTAAATTCAGACATTGCTATGAGCAAATACAAGACTGAAAAAGCCTTACAAAAGGAAATTCACAGAGTGTTTGCCAAGCTAGAGCCTGATAAGCGGCCTAGTGACAGAATGTCTTCCTTTGGTAAAGTACACACAGGAGGGGTCACAAAGGCTAATAATGAGAAGGTTAAAATCCTAGCCCTCAAAGACATTGAGGAATGGGACGGTAAGGATTTCTGGCTGATTGAGGGTCTGTGGGCTAATCACTCAGTAGGTATCATTGGAGCACCTTCTAAGAGCTTCAAATCGACCCTAACGCTTAATATGGCTGTGTCAGTGGCGACAGGACGAGACTTTGATGGTCACAAGGTTAAGCAGGGAGGCGTTCTCATTGTGCAAGGTGAAAATAACCCTAGCATGGAAAAGGCTAAACTAAAAACCATGGCAGGCACAGAGGACTTACCGATTTATTACACAGAAGCTCCTGTGTTCTTAGACCGGATACATCATCTAAAGTCTTTTGTTAAGAAGAATGACATTAAGCTACTAATACTAGACCCTATGTACTTGCTGTTTGGTTCTGGTGATATTAACAAGCACCAAGATGTGGCTGATAGGCTACGGGCAGTATCAGAGTTTCGTGATGAGACAGGTTGCTCTGTGATTATAGTGCACCACACAAGGAAGATTGAACGGGGAGGTAAGGTAGGCACAAGCGACTTATATGGCTCTACTTTTATCGAAGGCTGGTATGAAAGTATGATTACTCTACAGCGTAAAGGAGCTACTACCTCTAAGATGACAACTTATTTCCGAAACTTTAGGTCTGGTGATGTTTATATCTTACAGGTTGATGACCCTAGGGGAGCTAAACTACAGTACCTAAGCGACGAGGAAGCTGATTTCGGTCAGCTAATCAAGAAAGGTCCGGACAAATGATAGTATATGATTATTATTGTAAGGATTGTGAAAAAGAATATGAAACTATTTTAGACCATGTTCCCTATGAGTGTGAACACTGTGGGGGATATGAACTAACGATAACATGGAGGGCGAAAGCTTATGACTAAGTATTCAATGGAGGTAACTAGTGGGTAAAAGAAAATCTATATCAAAAAAGACTAGAGAGGCTGTCTTATCTAAGTATGACGGACATTGTGCTTACTGTGGGAAAGACTTAGATTTAAAAAGTCTAAGGGTAGACCATTTACACCCTCACTATCTAGGAGGGGAAGATACTTTAGATAATTATATGCCAGCATGCTACAAATGCAATTTCTATAAATCAACTCTTAAATTAGAACAATTTAGAGAGCAAATGATTACTCTGCATGAAAGAATAGAGAAACCATTCATAGCAAGGCTAGGCATTGATTATGGTATTGTAAAAATAGAGCCATTTTCTGGAAAATTTTACTTTGAGACAAAGGACTAAGGAGATAAAAATGAATAAAATGAAATTTACAGCAAGTATGATTGTTTTGGCAGGGCTACTAGTTGCCCCTAATGTATTGGCAAGTGAGGTTGCTAAAGAAGGTACTCAGATTAAGGTCACAGAGCCTGAAATCACATACAGCTCAGAAGCGGCTGAAACTTATGTCAACAAAGACTTGACATATAAAACAGAAATTCCTGATGAGGTAGAGATTAACGAGGGCGATACACTCACTTATACTCTACCTGAACAGTTGCAGTGGACTACTACACAGGAATTTGATGTAACTAGCCCTGAGGGAGAGGTAGTTGGACGTGCTGTGGCTTCTAATGAAACGCAAGCGGTTACGACAACGTTTAATAGCTACTTTGCAGAACACCCTCTTAACAAGAGCTTTGACATGACGCTTAAGACCATGTGGAAGAAAGAAGTAGTCACAGAGCGTGAAAAGTATGACCTCAATTTCAACGGCACTGTTGTTAAGCAGGCAGAGGTTAAGCCTCAAACACCTGCAAACTCACAGGAAATCGTGGCTAAGTGGGGCTGGCAAGATAAAGATGACCCTTCTATTGTGCAATGGGGAGGACGAGTTAACTTTGTCAAACACCACCTCACAGATGTAAACGTATCAGACACTTGGGACGATAACAATGAGTACGTTGATGGCTCTATGCGTATCTTTGAGCTCTCATCAGCAGAGCCTTGGGTAGGTATTCGTGAAATCCCTCTCTCAGAGGTTAATGCTCAGTTTTATAAGAACGGCTTTAAGTTCAGTATTCCTGATGTGACTAACATTATCAGTGTGGAATACAAAACACGGCTCAAAAACAAGCTACAAAATCCTGTGAACGTGCTGAGCTTTACAGCAATTGGACAGGAATACAGCTTTGAACGTGAAATCACAGTGGCTAATGCTACAGGCTCAGCTAAAGGCAAGGTGCGACCATTCACTTATGATGTGCCACCAGCTCCTGT